TAATTTATATAGAAACATAGTTTAATTAATACCGTACTAAATTACTTCATTTCTATATACACATCAAAACCAAGTCAATCATAACGCCATTTTATGTCAACCGATATAGGTAAAGCTTTTATCTATTCTTGCTGTATGGCTTGCATCCACTGGCGACATTTACTAGCTGGATTGCATCCGCTGGAGCTTCTGCTGCGACAACTGCTGAATCAAACAATTTTATATAGATGAAACGGGCGCGTGATTCTAATCAAGTGAAAAATAAGAATCAAGAATTATTTTGTAATTTCTTAATGTTGTTAGAAATAATTTGAGTTGGTTATGAATTTTAAATTTATTGATTCTAAAAAGTTATATAAGGATTTGGCTACCTAAAATAATTCAGGGAAAGCGATGTCCACGACAAAATCGCACCATGACAAGAAAATCCTAGATCATTGTCGTCTGGCTAGATGCAGCATCTTGCATCAGGATTTCGTCAGGTGTTGGGTCTGGAGTCATCTGACAAAAATTTTTAAAAATCCTAGACCTTTGCCGTCTGCAACTCAAATACCCCTCTGACATAAAATCCATAAAAGTCAGGTCAGCGATTTAAATTGCACTTTAGTCTAATTACTTTGACATGTCGATGGTCTGCAAAACAAATAGACCTAGCGTTCTAAAATTATTCAGACAAAATAAAAGAGACATATCTTTTTAGACTGTCTCTTAATTGTTTCACTTAGCTTTAGTTTGACTAATCAAAGTTCTTAATCGTTGAATCTTAGCTGAGTTCTTCCCAATCTTCTCTGACATATTCATTAGTTTATCAGTTAATCCAACCATTTTGACCACTCCTAGTTCAGCACTAAGCTTTAAGGTGACAAGGTGGTTGAAGATAGCTGTTCTTTGTTGACCTAGCTTAACATTCTCTCGTTTAAGTTTATGAATCTTTGCTAAACGTCTTTTGTTTCGTTGTTCAATTGTCAATAAATCACTCATAATATTCTCCTTAATCGAAACTTTTGATTCTACCATAATCGTTAACTTCTTGAATGATCTCGTCCATACACAAGTTATCAATAACTAAGTGAAAGTTTGGATCGTTTTCATCAACATCTGTATATACTGTTAATTGTACATCTCCTAAGCTACCAATAGAATATGTCACCTGATAGTTCTTCATTAGTTCAACTCCATTTCTTCAATACTAAAACACACATCATCTTTAAAACCTTCTGATCTATGTGTGTATTTTAATTCAAACTCTGCGTCCTGTTTAGACGAGAAAGCTTGTACGTTCTCGTGCTCCCAATATGTATCAACTCCAACCGTTTTGTGTGTTTCTCTTACAATTACATAAATCTTCATCTTACATCTCCTGTTTGTGTATGTACTTACTATAACAAATCTCGTTTGGTGTGTAAAGCTGTGTATGATACTTTCTACAGTATTTTGGTTATCTGTTTCCAAAAAGTGTATTTTTAAAAGTATCGTGTACAAATTCACTTGTGAAAAGTTAGGTCATAGAAAAACGAAGTATCAATCGTTAATATCTACCTCATACTCCATTAAAATTTCATAAACTCTATCTTCAATAACACCTTTGTACATATTTGCTACCTCTTTAACGTAAGCTTCTTTTGCTGTCTTGTAAGCTAGAAATACACTTTCTACGTTGTCGTGTGAACCTAAACAAGTGATAACACTAAACTTACTAAATTGTGCTTTATACTTTTTAGACTTCTTACAATATGTTACTCCGATAGGGTATTCCCCACGAGCCTTGTTTCTTTTTATTAGAAGCGTATTCACTTCTCTAGGAACAATGGTGCATGTTGTTTCAGAGTATATGCGATTCCCTTTTATCAAGATGTCCTTATCTAGGTGTAAATCCACAGTAATACCTTCTGACTTCATCTTCCACCACTCTAAAAACTGAGGAAAGATCTTAAAATAGTCCGACACTTCACAATCTTTGTAATTTCTTTTTACGTACTCCGTATTAGGACTATAACAACGCTGTAACATTGAGCACCACACTTGATATATTTTAAAGTTTGTTTCTATTAAATTCCTATCTCCACCATTGTAACCAACTTTATGAACCATATTACCCATTCTCGGGGTTAAGACTTTATCAGCACTACGATCCCTGACCTGTCCTGTATGAATTTGAGGAGTCAAGATCTCTTGGACACTCCCAGTATTTAGAAACCTCACCTTAACCTTTCCACGACCTACGACTTCCTCCACAATATACTCTCCATAATTATTAGATTTGTAGGTATTTCCTACAAACTTACATCTTTTTGCAGTTACCCTTTTACCAGAAGCTTTCTTAACACTAGGATCCCTTACCCCGCCACTAAGGATACTTGTCGTATTTGTTACTAAAACAATTCCAGTATTTATAAATCTAATAGTTACGTTAGAACAGTGCTCATAATCTATAACTACGAAATCTCCATAGTTATTTGATGTAAAAGTCATGTTTAAGAACTTTTCTTTAGTTTTCGTATAATTTCCCACAATGTTTCCTCCTGTTTGGTAAATATTTTGACTTTCAATTTGAAAACTTACATGATTATTTGAAAACCTTTATTTAATGTCGTAAAGACGTTTTAAATCCGATTCTTTCACATTGACCCCTAACCAACCCCATATCCATGATTGCCAACCTTCATTGTTCTCCCATCTGTAATAACCCACAGAACCATCAGGTTGTAGCTTGTAATGTGTTGCTTCGTAAGGTTCGTTAATTTTAATTTCATCTGCTATAATCATTTCTGTAACCCTCGTTGTTTATAATATTGTAAGCTAGTTTCATTAACTACAATATATTTGTTGTTTCTGTGTCCTTCATAAACTTCATGTACTTCCGTAGCACACCTAGACCACTCTCCTTTAGAGCAAAGCCATACTGATATACGTTTGCTATTAACAATACGGTAAAGACGATGATTTTCGGTACAGTAGAAATATTTTACTGTTTGTTCGTATTTGTTAGTCATTTAATATTCTCCAAACTTTCTTAGGATATTCATCAGAAAACCAAGATAAAGGTATATAGTTTCCACTTCTATACAACATTAAATGCAAACCACACGATTTAAATTGTCTTCCCCATTTGTCTACAAACTCACAATCTTTGTGAAGCTTCTTTACCCTTTTGTGTTTCTTAGACACTTTCATTTTAAACCTCTCTACACGTTATTAAAACGAAACCATTGCAGCATGTGTACCGCCAAATGTAATCTTTTTGGGTTATTAAATAAGGAGTATGGGCTTTCTTCTCCGTGTGCATACTCATCTCCACCATCAACAGGATACCAATAATCACCGTTAAAATAACTCCAAGATGTAAACACTTCATTAGGGATACCTTCACGGTAAAAGTCTTTGATGTTATCGCATAACCCATCATGTGGTTCTGTAATTAAACTATATAGATCATCTTTATCGTACCAATTCTCAATAATCTTCTCTAACTTTGAAATGACACTATCGTATTTCATTTTAATCTCCTTTAAAAGATGCTTCCCAAGACTTAATCAAAGATTCTTCATATTGATCAAAATTGTTAATTAATTGTTCTTCCTTAATGCCGTAGTAATCAAATTTAATCCAACCTAAATCATTCTCTTGACAAATCTCAATACTATAAGAAGTATGTGTACTCCCTTGAACATCACAACTATACGCTTTAACACATATCTGTGGTACTCTGTCATTGCAAACACAATCTTTAGTGTCATCATACTTAGTACGTTTATAGTAGAACAAGTCACAGTCATATAAAGACAACCCAGATGTACTAGGTTTAAACCCCTCTTTTTCTAAAAACTCAATAACATTGTGATGTAATACTTTCACTTTAAATCTCCTCACTCTGCTTCTCTAACACATAATCAACAAAAGCGTGTCTTAATTTACGTGTACCTTGATCCTTAATGTTATCTACTAAGGTATTTATGCAACATTCAATCATCATCCTTTGATCTTGTGTAAACTTGGAAATAAGAAACAACTCATGTATTGCATCTTCTGTCAATTTATCTACAGTATCACATGTTTCTTCACAGTAATACAATGTTGTTTTATATGCCTTGTTACGTGCTTTTAATTCAGCTTTATCAGTCAATACTTTCATTTCAGTATTTCCTTTAAACACATATCTAACATGGTTACTGTTCCGAATGAATCTAATAGAGTGCCTGAACACCATAAGTCAATTGTGTTAAACTCATCTAATTGTTTTGGTATGATGATTTGCATATCTTCACATACATTATGAGCCATTATACAGTATTCATGTTCTGCTAGTTCCCAACTATCTTTCCTTAACTCATGGGAAAACATTAATGTATATCGTATGTTTATGCTAGTTTTCATGCCATAACTCCAATTGTTTATTCAATAAATATAAGATACAAGAAAATAAAAAGAGAGTCAACATTTCTGCTAACTCTCTTTGTAAATTATTTAACTAACTTTTCTAAATCTTCAACAACATTAGTATAAGCTACACTATAACCTTCGTCCCACTCACTTAATGGTGGTAAGTTCTTTTGAGATACGAAGTGATTCAGGAGTTTCTGTAACTTGTCTTTTAACTCATCAATCTCTTGTTGCTTGGATTGTTGCCCTGCTTTAAAACCTTCCTCATAAAACTTGTAGTATTCTTGACGCTTCGATTCCTCATCAGCTAACAGCTTATTTACTCGAACACCCTCTCCAAAGAGCACTAAAGCTTGTGTTAAATCTTCTTTGTGTTTATTAAATACTTTTTCAAAACTCGTCATTCATCTTCTCCTTTAACTTCCATAATTCATTAGCAAGTAATTCAACAACATGATCTTCATTAAAATTTAATAACATTAGGTTATCGTCACTTAACTCTAGAACAGGGGTTAGTTTAATATCGTGATGATAATCAATCCAAGATTCCCCAACAGAGTTACCATCATTAACAAACCAAACATCTCCCTTAAACTTAAATACAATATATTGACTTTGACCTGATATATCATTTGTATACACAGCTATCAAATCTTTAGACCAATCAATTGAATCAAGTTCTAAAGTGTTGTTGTGTGATGTGAATTTCATATTATACTCCTTTCTTCATATTGGTATTGTACCAATCAATGAAAGGTATTTCTACAATCACATCCAGTTTTAAATTAATTTCTACAACTTTAATGTTATATCTTTCCGCATCTCTTAAAAGAACTTCACTAATTAATTTAGAATAGTTTAAAAAACTTTTAAAACTTCCACCTGACCAACACTTACCACAAGGTGTCCATTTATCATAAACCCCCGCTGCTCTGTATGCTGTTGTTCCATCCAATCCAGTCATTTTTAGCATGTACAATTTCATACTACACCTCACAACAATTCGATAAGAGTAAATTTGTGACTACAATCTTCATACTTATAATTTACAACACAACCTTTCTCTCTTAGATAACTTAATATCTTCTCCACATCTTTCATCTCAAAACGCTCTGTAATATCTAACTCAATAGGTGAAGCTATGATTGGTAACTCCTCACCACACTTAACAAAGAACTCAAAACTTTGGTAAACACTCTCAGCAATATTGTTAATATCACGTAAACCTTGTTTCTGTTCGTACAACTTACCAAGCTTACTTGTTCGTACAACATTTTGGTTATGAATTTGGTTTTGCATTTCTAATTCCTCAATGATTATTTAAAAACTACTCAAATATTCTTCAGCAGTCATAATAGGTAAGTTTCTAAACCTAACACCATATAACTTACCATCATCTCCAATGATAATCCACGGTTTATTTACAAATGTACCAGCATGATCGTGTATAACATATCCAGCCTCTACTAAAGCTTTACGATTTGCTTTACTGTTTTGGAATTTAACTTTCATTATGACTCTCTTTAATCGTCAATCTTTACAACATTATTTATCACTAACTGTTCACACATATTGATAATTCTTTTCTGCTCTACCTCGTCTCGTACTGTCCACAGAGACAGTGCAGTCTTTGCTATGTGCGTATATGCCCCATTCTCAATAGTCAGAGTAATTGCATTCTCAAACTTTAAAACAGGCAAGATTTGATGTGTTCCACTTTGATTGGTAAACATCCATACCCCTTTCTCTATAGAAAGGTAACAGATTGTTGTATTGAAGATTATACCCTCCTTTACAATCTTATATTTACCGTCTTTTAAGTTTTCAGCAAGTAGTCGTTTAGCGCAATACATTTTAATCTCCTAATGATTATCTCTACGAATTAATATTACACGTAATAAAAAAGAAAGTCAACATTTCTGTCAACTTCCTTTTTATAAAATTATAAACCTTTAGCTTCTAACTCTTGTCTCTTGCACCAATCTAAAGCTTCCTCTAAACTAGAACAAATTCCATAGTTATACAACTCTAAATCAGGTCGATGGTAATCAACTGTCCATGTAATCGCCACCTTGATCTAATGCACAATCTAACTGCAAGAAAAATACACCTTTATCGTCACGCTGTAGTATAGGTGCACAAGCCATTACTGCTTCAAGGGTTGTGCCATCATTCACTGACTTTACGCAAGCAATACGCTGACCGACTTCAGTTGCAGGAATAGTTCCTGCGGCATCTAAAAACAATGCCATTGAATTATTTATAATCATGGTAATGTTACTCCAATTTACGATAAAACCTTTTATCTAATCAATACATGTTATATGCGTGTAATTCAAGCCTTGTAGGTTGAAACCACACGTAATTATTCATATTAAACTTAATTATAAGCTATCCTGCAATACTCTTAACAAAAGCTTTATACATCTTCTGCTCTTTTTCATTTAGCATATCTAATAACCATTTACGGCTAATTTGACGAGTATTCACTTCGTTCACGTTGAATGTTGTATTCATGTTGTTTCTCCTTTAATTAAAATTTCTTCATTTACTTTATCAGCTCGTTCTTGAGCCTGTTGATTACTATAACTACCACTTGAATAACGTACAGATAACTTATCAATGTTATGTTGTAAGATTTCTTCAAATGTTAAACCAACAGATTGCATTAAGTTAGACATGTAGAATAGCAAATCCCCTAACTCTTCTTTAACATTCTCAACATCTAATGGTTTTTGGTAGATTACATGCTTCTTAATTGCATCTAACAACTCACCGCTTTCTCCAGATATGCCGACACACATGTGAATCAGGTTACATTGTTCTGGTGTAATTTCATCTTTAATCTGACTACCTGCTTTAGCTAATGCTAACGTCATTTTGTCAAACTGTGTTAATAACTCTTTCATTTCTTTCTCCTTTAAATAAAATACTTTGTTGACTTCATATTGGTAAAATCTTCGTTTTCATGTAGTCTCTTAGCTACAGTTTCGTAACCATCTTCTCTGCTTCTTAAATGATCAAGGAGTTTTATTAAGTCTAGATGTTGATAATCGATAAAGTAAAATACAACATCGTCTTTATCAAAGATGTTATAACTATCTACAAAATAAGACTCTCCATCTAGTATTGCAACAATGTTTTTACTACCAGTCGCAACTAAGTTAATAGCTTCTTGTTGTGTTACTTTTCTGATTAATTGGTGCAAATTCATCTTAAATCTCCTTAAAAATCATAATTAATACTAATATTAGCAAACTTCTCTAAATCTTCAACATATTCATCTACATCTCGAATAAACCAACAATCATAGTTGTGAATATTTCCAATATGCTTTACCATGTCTACCAATGTTTCTGATGATACACACTTACTATTAATATTGCAAGTGTAAATTTCATTTAATTTATCGTATTTGATAACATAGTCAGATTGTTTCATAACATATCTCCAATAATACCAAGTTGAGGTTTGTTCTCTAAGCCAACGCTGTTCTGATTCATCTTTATTACCGCAAGTGTCTTTGTACTTGTAGAACTGTTTCTTTAGTATTGGAAAACTACAACCATCATCGTTCTCAATATAATACATTTCACCAAGTATTCCATCCTTTAGTACCAAACGTCCGCTTGTGTTTAAAATGTTTTCAATATCTTTAGCTTTCATCAAAAATTCTCCTGATAATACTTCTTAACCCATTCTTTAACTAAGTTCCAATATTCAATATCTTTCTCAACAATCTTCGGTTGATCTCTATAATTTAGAATAGACACACCATACTCATCAATATAAAAATGAAAATCTTTTGATGTAATTTCAATCCAATCTGTAGAAGTTGTTTTTACTGTTTGAATATCAACTGTTGTATTACAGTCAATTTCATTTAACAACCACATAATGTTTAAAGCGTTCATTAGTTTAACTCCACCTTAACATAATCGTATCTAACTCGGTTAGAAGTATTCTCGTTGTTATACAAGTTTACTTTAGAAGTAGCTTCACTATGATCGGCAAATGCTTCAAGTAACGTACTAACTTCATCACCTGTTTCATCACCACACTCGTCAACAACATCTGTGTATTTAACAACAACATAAATTTTCATAATCACTCTCCTAAATCACAAAGGTAAACGAAAGTCGTAGTAATTGAATGTTCGATCAAACATACTTTTCTTCTCATGTTTAGTGTAAGAGAAGCCTAAGTTTTCATTTCCACCAACAATCGGAAAGCAATTATCAAAGTAAATATACTTGAACATTACAAAACCAGCTCGTTTATGTGTTCCAATCTTTAACTTACTTTCATTATTAAACCAGTAAATCTGATATGTTTGTTCGTTTACAGTGAATTGAATAGTACGAGAATAATTATACTTATCAAAATCTACATATTCAGATTCAATGTTGTGACTCTTTAGAAATGCAACAATATTCTCTAAACCATCTAATGTGCAAGTATCTAACATTTGTTGTTTCATAACCTTATCTCCTGTTTGGTATGAAGTAATTGTATCGCATAAATAAAAAGAGAGCAACAATTAAATGCTACTCTCTTTAAAATAATTATTTATTTAATGGTGTTTTCAAATCAATATCTGGAATAATGGTTGTTGGTCTAAAATCAACTTTGTATTGATATGTACTAACTCCTTTACTTGTTAATTGTTCACTAAAATATGTCACATTATCAGATATACCTAGTGAATGCTTCTTAAACTCATCTTCTCCGACTTTACAAGTGACATCTACCTTACGTTCACTGACAGCATCAAATGAACATTTACCTTCAATTGTAAGAACATAGTCTCCTGTGATCCCGTTATAGAACACAATACGTCTATCTAGTTGGAAGTTATCAGCAGCGTAAGACAGATTCTTAGAAGCGACTTGAGCGTCACGCTGACACCCTGCGAGTGATAGACCCAATGATAAAACAGTTACAGTAAATAGTTTCTTAAACATTTTTAAATCTCCTTAATTATCCATCAAAGCTTTCCAACTAACAGGGTATAAGTCCTTAACAGCATCGTGAATCAGCCAACCAAGTTCTTGTGCTTCTTGTTGTGCATGATCGTCTGTACGAAGCTTAACTACACGAGCAAAAGCAACTAAACTCCCTGTCCACATCCAATTAGTCATTGTGTTCTGTGGTAACACCATACGAGCTTGCTCTGGGGCAACATTAGATTCGAGTAACCGTTCATACAGGTCTAAAGCATTCTTTGTTTGTGATACTACAAAATCTGTATATAAACCACTACCTTCTAAAACACCACTGCTACCTTGTTTAGCGTTCACTGGACGACCTCGCCATTCTTTAGGAATGTAAAACTCAGGTTCATCGTCAATATAACGTCTACTCTCTTCATTCCAAACTAAACCAATTTGATGCTTGACAAACTGCCGAGCCATAAAGATCGGAGCTTTAACTCGAATTGTTACTGAGGTGTGACAAAGGGGTGTGAAATGATTGTGTTTAGCCAGATAGTTAATTAACTTAGTGTCTTTATCTAAGTCAAACTCTTTAACCTCTTTAGCAAAAGAACAACGAGCAGCATTCACTACATTAATATCTGACCCTAGATGGTCTACATAATCTACTTGCATTTCTGCTACTTTAAAATCAAACAACTTCTTTCTCCTTTAATCCCAATTAACATACTGTTCAGCTTCTTTCAAAGCATCTTCAGCAGTATAAAAATCTAAATCTTCTAACGTTTTACCGTCAACCATAATGAACCAATAGAAGTCCATGTTGTAAACAATTACATTCTGACAACAGAACTTACTCTTATCTAAGTGCCAACCATTTAGATCAAACATAAAAACCCTACTTTAATTAAAATTACAATTCTGTCCACAATAGACAACGTTCATCTTGTGTTATCTGAAATAACTGCTCAATCTGTATATCAACAACAACATCTTTATCTGAAAAGTAAGTCTTTACTACTTTACTTGGATAATCAACTTTAGCTAAGATGTATGCGCCATTGAAAAGAGCCACTAACACATTAGCATCTTTAAGTTTACTGTAATCAACATCTACTTGATTAGTAAAGTTATCATACATTGTTTTGTGTGAGCATGGTAAATGGTAAGCTGTGTTCATTTCAATTCTCCTCGTAATCATATTCATAAAGATCATTAAAACTAAATTTAGCACCTTTGATCTTATCAGAATCATCTTCCCAAGCTAAAGTATAACCATTATTCATACGAAGTTTACGCAATTCTTTAGACTTCTTACGTTCTTGCTTAATGTTTTCTGTATTGTTACGATTAAATGTTCTCATTACATTTCCTTTTAAGGAGTATCTTCGATAAACAAAGAATACTCCATTTTAAAGATTGTTGTCAACTGTTTAGTTATAAAGAATTATACTTATCTTCTAACTCTTTAAGAAACTCTTGTTGATTCTTTAGAATAGCTTTCTGTTCCTCAATATCTTTCAATAAGACTTCTTTCTCATTTTGTTTATCATAGAAAGGTTTGAAGAAGTATTCAAGAGATTGTTTCTGTTTTTCTCTAAATTCAATAATAGTGTCAATATCTTCCTCGAAACTGTACTCACCTAATGTGTTTTTAAGAAACTTCCACAAATCTGCACCATAGTAACCGTTTGTTACACCAAGCAACGCTGTTGCATGAACAAGGTCGCCTAGACAAACTTCTGATTCATAATCACCAATCTTAACTTTAACTGTTGAATCTGGATTCATTTCTCGATAAGATGTTGGTTGTTTTTTTTCTACAAGTTCAAACTCATTTTTGTCAAACCAGTCTAAATAACCAACCTCATTAAAAACACCCTCTAAACGTAGTCTGTATTTGTCAGGGATACTGTGTACAATGTAAGTGTTACCTTTAATCACACGACCATCGCTGTACGAATGACCTGTGCGAATGACTACATCACCTTTCTCGAATTTACCCATTTTATTACTCCTTTGTTTAATATGTTTAGATTATAGCTTGCTTGCACTAGCTTTGTAAAGACCTTTACCTAGAATGTTATCAATTAACATCTGAGCTTCTGTATAGTCTTTAGCTTTAACAGTTAAATATGTATCATGCGCTGTGATACAATGAAATTTGTAAGGTTTCACAATATCGTATTCAATACCTTCTTCAATAAGGTTTTCAATGTTATCCAACAACTGCATATCATCTTTAGTTAGGACATTAATCTTATACTTCTTCTTGTTAAGATTATAAGTGAATAATCCTCCATGTACTAAGACATAATCTAGTGTTAATGGAGCTTCTTTCTGTTCACCAATCTCTAAGCATTTCTGTTGTGCTAATAAAGCTCTAGCAATATTCTTCTCTAACTCTTGATCAGACATGTATTTAGAAATCCCTAAAGATTCTAGTTGTTTCAAAGATAGGTTGTTAGTCATGTTTGTTATCTCCAAGTTTTAAATTCATCAAAAAGTGACTGGTCATAAAATTGTGTCATCCATGTAGCATCATCAGTCAACACATTCGTATTCTGCTCAATTACGTATTCTTGATCCATTAAACTCTTTAGATACTTAACAAAGTTATCATATTCAAATTCGTTAACAATTGTGTTGTTGTACCCATCACAACCATCTCTTCCGTATGCGTAGAAGAACATAATTGGCTTTTCATCAAAAGACAAGTAACCTAAAATCCACTCTCGTCTACCATCGAAACAGAAGTTCTTAATATAAGAAGTCTTTACTCGTTCTTCTGAAATTAACTTTTCATTATCGAAGTTCCAACGCAAGTCTTCATCTAAGAAGTACCAGTAGCTAAACATACGATAATCAATGTCGTACACTACTTTCTCTGGTTCAAACTTTAGTAAGTCGTTAAATGTAACTTTCATAATACTCTCCTTTATAAAACCTTTACTACTATCTCTTTTGATAAAGTAATCATATAACAGAATGATCTAAGTAGTAAAGGGTTTATTTGGATTAATTTAAATTATTTTGTTTTCTTCACCTCTTTATAGAATGAATGATTTCCAATACGAACAGAACAAACAGTTCCTTTTGGAGCTTTATGATGAGCGTTGAAGTAAATACTACTTATCGTCAAAACTAATCTCCCAACTAATTAAAGAGTTGTATACTCTAATATCAATCTGATCTTTCCATTTGTTAGCAACATCTTTAATGTAAGATTCTTTAGCTTGTTTGTAAACCTGAAAAGCTTCTAATTCTGTAGAAAACAGTCCGATATATCTCCCCAACAAATGAGCTGAAAACTTACCCAGTTTTTTATTGTAGTAAACACCCTTACAAGTGCCGCTTTCCTTAGTATATCGTGTCAATAAATTATTTATCTCAACAGGTACGAGACAACAAGTGTCTTCACTGTAGACTCTGTTACCTTTAACAAGTAAGTCTTTATCTAACTGCCAATTACCTTTATCCGAACCAACCTGAGATAAATACCATGATAAAAAGTACTCAAAAGAAGTGAAATTTTCCGATACCGAGCAATCACCATAATTTTTAACCTGTTTGATTCTTGCATCATAACAACGACTAAGCATTTTAAACCACACACTATAAGCCCTTTCAATTTTAGGACAACTTCGTTTAGGTAATGCGTTTCCGTAGTAACCAACCCCATATATTGTCGGAAAATACTTATCTTTAACATTACCACCAAAAGCATTCTTTTTCGTACACCACACTTCTGTACCTGTTTTTAAAAACTTAACTAAAACTTTGTTAGCTGAGAGGTATTTAATTATTTTAAAGTCTCCGTAATTATTACTACTGAGTACTTTACCTACACATTCTTTCATGTATTTTTCTTTTAAACCGTTACTGCCCATATTAACCTCACTTAAAAAATTTATGATTCCCTATTGTACAGGTATGTGTTGACTTTTTCAACCAATTTGTGTTTGTTTTAACGTGTACAAAATATAAAGCCCCTCTAGTCACATCTTTATGCTTTCCTTCTAGCACCTCATACACAAGCTCTTTAGCTTTCTCATACATATCTGGTTCTTTAATTGTCTTACCTTTACCCCACCAAGAAAATTGATTTGGTTGTGATATTACTTTGCAAGGTGTTGATGGAAATCTAGGGTCTTTAGTTCTGTTTAACACAACAAAGATTGTTGCAAGCATTCCTTTCTCTGATTCTCCACGAGCTTCCATGTATGTATTAGTTGCAAGACATCTAATCTGCTCTTTAGAGAGAGTTGTTGTTTGAGAGTGTTTAGGATTAGTTTCTGCTTGTAAATTCCCTGTAAAGAGCAACAGTGAGCAAATAAGGGTATTTCTGAAGGTGTTCATAAGTTGTTTACGTATTCGTTTAATATATGTCAAAATTAATTCCTTTGTTTGTTTAAAATAAAAAGGAGGCTATTAAGCCTCCTAGTTGTATGGTAACACTATTGTTACAGAGTTGTCAAATTATCAACAAATTCTTGTAATGTTCCAGATGTATAAGGAACACGATAGTAGTGTTCTTCCTGTTGTAAATCAATACTACTAACACCAACAACACCATCTTTGTAAATATACATCATATCATTAGTTAAATGAAACAAATAATAATCTCCTTCAACAAGTTCTGATACCTCTGTATTCATGAAATCATTATCTTCTATGATTGTAACACGTTCTGTATTATCGTTCATGTCAATCTCCTTAATCAGCAATCTTTAACAACTCAACAAACTCAGAAGCTTGTTTGTGTGTCGTAAAATGAAATGAAGTATTTGAATTAAAATCTCTATCAGCTTTTAATCTAACACAAATACAATCAAAATATGAACGATCAGTAAACACTTCCCAAACACGATTACGTTTATCTATAAATTCCATTTTATCCTCCTAACTAAATCTGCAAACATTAATAATGTTCAAATCTTTTATAGCACTGTCGATACGAATATTGAAGTATTTATTTAGTGCTTCCAACACTAAAGGTATAATATCTTCACCACTTATAGGTAACGAAATAACGGGGTCTAACCAATCGTCACGCTCAACCCTAACCTGTAATTTCACTGTCTGATCTAAGCACATACTAGCAGGAACAATCTTGTCAAAATCAATCCTCACGTTTCTGAAACGATTAGAAAGTTTTACAGATTTTAAATACTCACCACTATACACTTCACACTTGCAATCTGCATGTAAACTGAACACCTCTTTCATTTGTTCAATTATTTGGTTTGTCACCAATTCAAACATATCTATATTACTTTCTACACAACTCATTCCAATCTCCTACAGAGTTTATTACACAGCACTTTGTTGATGATTAGATATTACACAAACACAAGTAGTATGTCAATACATCTAGTATTAATTTATGTGTATGTTTATCTTAGACAGATTTAGTATATATATTATTTTAATTAAGTTATAATATTTATTATATTTAATACTAAGTGATTATATGTTTACGAGAAGCATATGTATTATGTTCTTTTATTCTAGACCATGTATGATTATATATTATATATTTCTTTGTTTTTAATTTATATCTTCATCCCCTAATCCCCTTATTTTTAATCTTACCTCTACAAATTTAGCTTGTCAAGTGTTTTCTTTGTATCAGAATTGTTAAGATGATGATATTTAAATGAATTTAGTTTTATAGGTGATAATCTCTTAAATCATATAAAACAAATCTCTATTTCGTAGACCATACTCTTGACACACAATCAACTAACTTATACCCTATCTTTCAAATTTGATCGTTATTCCTTATGTTTAAGGTAATGTAAAATTAGTAGTTGACTGGATTCATAACTGCATGTACTATTGCAGTTATACAAAGACGTTCTAAGGAGAACAAATATGAATGAACAAGCAAAGATTGCTCTACAAGAGTATCGTGAAAAAGTAGCAAGTGGTGAGATTGAAGTTGTACGATTAAGCCCTATTGAGAAAGCAAAGAATAACCCAAAGAGTTTACGATTAGCTATTGACGCTATGTGCTATTCGTGCATGGGGAAGACAGGCTCTACAAGTGATATTCGAGAATGTACAGCTAAGGATTGTCCGTTATACCCTGTACGTCCATATAAATAATTTTGATTTAAGGAGAATAAATTGAGTAAGCAAGTTGAGAAAGAATTAGTAGCAGGAACATTACTAGGACATTTCTGCTGTAGCGCATGCGGAAGTAATGACAATTTAGCTGTTTACATTAAGCATGATGATAGTGGTAAAGAATACTTAGATGGTAGTTGTTTTAGTCCAGATTGTTCACATAAGTTTTGGACAGAAGAACAACTACGAGAAGAAGGAATTTTAGAAGAAGGGTTTGTAACTCCCAAAGTAAAACCAGTAATTAAGACAGCTATCACTAAAGCAGAGTATAAGGCTCTAACAGCTCGTACAAGCCACGATACGACACAACCTGATGGTAGTTTATATCGAGGAATTAAACCTGAAACAGCACACTTTTATGGTCATTTATTTGAACGTGATAGTAATGGTGAGATTATCAGAACATATTACCCTGAAACTAAATCAACTTTCAAAGGCGAGTTAAACTCTTTACGTGGTTACAAGTCACGAGATTTACCTAAAGCGTTTGGTCGTCATAACATCGGTATAGTTGGTACAAGTAATGATTTAAGCGGAAGTCACAAGTTTATATCTGGTGGTAAATGGATTCTAATTGTAGGGGGTGAAGAAGATAAGTTAGCTGCTGCTCAAATGCTACGTGATTATCAAGTTCAACGTAAACAAGAAGATTATGATCGTATTGCGGTTGTTGGTATTCATTGTGGAGAGGGTAGTTTATCTAAAGTTTGTGCTAACAGTTATGATTTCCTTGATACGTTTGAAGAAATTATCTTATGTATGGATAACGATGAAGCAGGTCGTAAATCTGTTCAGGAAGCTATTAAAGTATTGCCTGAAAATAAAGTAAAGGTGATGACTACCTCACTAAAAGATTGTAGTGAAATGCTCCAACAAGGTAAGCAGAAGCAATTCATCAGCGACTTCTATAGTGCGAAACCTTTAATTGAGACAGGTATTAAATCTGCATCCGAAGCAGCACAAGGTATTGAAGATTATTTGTTAGCTGAAAAGATTACATTACCGCCTCACCTGCATCGTGTTCAAGATGCTTTGCGTGGCGGGCTTAAGTCAACTGGAAGCATTGTTAATATCATCGGTAATACTTCAGTAGGTAAGACGTTCTTTAGTGACGTTCTTGTACATCATTTTATTTTTAATAGTCCTTTGAAGCCAACTATTTTAAGCATTGAGCGTACTGCTGCTGAGTTAACACTAGACTTGTATTCATATCACTTAGGGCAAAACCTGACTTGGTTTGAAGAAGGTGCGGATGCTTTAGAATACTTACACCGAGAAGATGTAAAAGATTTATGCAATAATATGCTGGTAGATGAATTTGGAGAACCTAGGTTTTGGATTATTGACGACAGAGAGGGAACTGTAGATGTTCTGAAGAAACAAATTGAACGGGCAGTAAAACAGCACGGCTCAAAGCTTATTATCTTAGATGTCCTTACTGACGTTATCCGTTCATTACCTCTAGATGAGCAGGAGTCTTTCTTACAATATGAGAAACAAATGAAAAAAGAGGGCGTAGTACTACTAAATATACTTCACACGAGAAAAGTAAGTTCTGATAAAAGTGATGACAAGTTTAAACGAGTTAATGAGTATGACATTTTGGGCAGCAGTAGTATTCCTCAATCGGCAGATGTGAATATTGTGTTGAATCGTAATAAAATGGCTACTGATCCGATTGAGAGAAATACAACATATGTTGACATTCCTAAATGTCGTGGAGGGTTGACTGGTACTGATATTTGTAAGTTATACTATGATCCTATGACGCGCAGACAGTATGATTTAGATGATTGGTTAGCTCAACAGAAAACAAATTTTTAAATAACAAACCCTCTTAATAGAGGGTTTCTAATAGGAGAAATATATGATTGGTACAGTATTTAAAACTAATAATTCGGGTGAATGTATTGTTACAGATTATGTAAATTATGAAAATGTCACAGTAGAGTTTGTAGAAACTGGTTATAAAACCAAAGTTCGAATGGATAACCTAATACGAGGAAAGGTTAAGGATTACTTAAGCCCTTCATTGTACGGAATAGGTATTATCGGATGTGAAATTTCAACAAAAGAGCGAAAGTCTAAAATCTTTTCATACTGGAACAACATGCTAAAACGATGTTATTGCGATAAGAGTTTAGAAGTTTCACCTTCTTATGAAGATTGTCAGGTTTCTGAAAATTTCAGGAATTATCAATATTTCAAAGAATGGTGTTTTCGGCAAACAGGTTTTGAAGAAGTTGATGAAAATGGTAAAAGTTTTCAACTAGATAAAGACATTTTAGTAAAAGGAAATCGTATTTATTCTGAGGAGACATGTTGTTTTGTACCTAAAGAGATGAATATGTTCTCAGTAATTAGAGCAAAAGATAGAGGTGAGTGTTTAATTGGTGTCGGTTACAAACCAAAAAGAAAGCAGTTTAGAGCGAGATGTCGTACAGGTTCTAGCAAAGATGGACACTTGGGTTGGTTCTCTACTGAAATCGAAGCTTTCTACGCTTACAAAGTAGCTAAAGAGCATTATGGTAAAACCTTAGCTGATAAGTATAAAGACCAAATTGATCCTAGAGTTTATGATGCACTTATGAACTACCAAGTTGAAATTACTGACTAACAATATAGACAACACTGAACAGATAAGGTACTATTGCTTTATCTGTTCTTTTGCATTTAAGAAGGAGTAAATTGTGTCAACAGATAAGAATTATATTGATGGTGACTGGATATATGACCTTGAGACATATCCAAACTGTTATACATTTGCTATTTCATCTTCTGATGGAAAGCATGTTCGTGTATTTGAAGTATCGGATCGAATTAACCAAACACAAGAGATTTTGAATTGTTTACGTTATTTAGCACAAAAGAAACAACGTATGGTTGGTTTTAACAATTTAGGATTCGACTATCCTGTTTTACACGCAATCATGGAACAAGCTAAAGAAGCTAAACGACAAGGTGTACAATATTTTATTGATGCTAATGAAGTTTATAACATTGCAATGGCTCAGATTCAGACAGCTCGTGATGGGTTTGCTAAAGTAATTAAATCAGAAGATGAGATTATTCCTCAGATTGATTTATTTAAGATTAATCACTTCGACAACAAAGCTAAAGCTACCTCACTTAAAATCTTAGAGTTTAACATGCGTTCTGAGAATATTGAAGATTTACCATTCCCTGTTGGAAAACATTTAACGAATGAAGAAATTGACGTTCTCAAGTTTTATAACCTACATGACGTAGCTGAGACTAAAAAGTTCTACCATCACAATGTTGGAGCTATTAAACTTCGTGAGGACTTAACTAATAAGTATGGTTTTAACTGTATGAATTTAAGTGATACCGACATCGGTACACGATTCTTTATGCAGAAGATTGAGAAAGTCAAACCTGATGCTTTCTATAAACAAACCCCTTATGGCAGACAGAAGAAACAAACAAAACGTAACAAGATCGTTATCAAAGATTGTTTGTTTAATTATCTAAAGTTTGAAACAGAAGAATTTAAATCTTTACACGACTGGTTCAGTAAACAAGTTATTACTGAAACTAAAGGTGTATTTTCAGACATTGAAGAAAGTAACCTCGGTAATCTTTCTAAGTATTGTGAGATGACAACGAAGAAGGTTAAGTTTAAGTCTAAACCAACAGAAATAGAATTAGCTCAGTTTATGAAAGAACATCCTTTAGGTTGGGTTGAAGAACAAGAGTTAAAAGCAATGGAAATTGTAAGAGATAGTGATGGTAATATTGTTAAAGAAGACTATCTTGATGAGAACGGAGTTTTAAAATCAAGAAGTAAGAAAGTACCTAAAGTTTCTTATTACGGATGTTACAACATTGCCGAAACTCTGAATGTGATATTTAAAGATTTCAGAGTTGATTTAGGCGTGGGCGGACTTCATGGAGCAAAGCGTGGAACAATTAAGGAAACTGAAACGCATTCAATTATGAGTTACGATGTTGCTTCAATGTACCCTAATATAGCGATTGCTAATCGAGTTTATCCTGAACATTTAGGGGAATCTTTTTGTGATAGTTATGAAGACTTTTATAATGAACGTAAGAAGTTTCCAAAAGGGACACCAGAGAATTTAGCAATTAAACTAGGGTTGAATAGTGTATATGGAAAGTCTAATGATAAATATTCACCTTTCTTAGACCCTATGTATACGATGAAGATTACAATCAACGGACAATTAAGTTTGTGTATGTTGATGGAACAGGTTGTATTACGATGTGATGCTCGATTAATTATGGCTAATACTGATGGTTTTGAGTTTTATGTTGAGAAATCAAAAGAAGATTTAGCTAAATCAATCGTTACAGAATGGGAGAAAATTGTAGGTCTTCAGATGGAATTAGCTATGTATAAAGCAATGTATGTACGAGATGTAAATAATTATCTAAGTGTTTACGATGATTCTAGTGTTAAGATGAAAGGTGCTTATGAGTATTTAGATTTAGCTTGGCACAAGAACTTCTCAGCATTAGTTATTCCAATGAGCGTTTATAAGCACGTAATTGAAGGAATAGATTATCGAAAATTTATTAATGAACACAAAGACGCTTACGATTTTATGCTACGTGTTAAAGTACCTCGTAATTGTAGTTTAGTTTTAGTTGATGAAGAATTAGAAACTGAAAAGAAATTACAGAATGTGTGTAGATATTACCCATCTGTTGATGGAGGAAAGCTTGTTAAGATTATGCCTCCTTTAGAAGGGAGTGTAGATTTTCGTAGGATGTCTGTGGAAAGTAACTGGAAAGTAAAACCTTGTAACGATATGAAAGAGTTCGATTGGAACATTGATTATGATTACTATATTGAAGAGATTGAGAAATTAATTGAACCATTTAACCAACGAATCACATGGGAGGAATAGTTATGTTAGAAATAGAAGATTTAGGAGAGGTTGTATTTGAGGAATTAGCTTTTAATTACCTCGCTTACAACCCTTTCTTATCAGAGTGCAGGGTTGTTGATCACTACTTTGACAACGATGTACACACTGTAGTATTATCTGTTAATGAGATCGGTAAGACACCTTATCGTATTAAGTTAGAAACCAATATTGTTAGTTGTGAAAAGGAGAAAAGAAATGAGCCATAAAGATGATTTAGAATCATTACTATACTGTATTGATGGGTATATACATGATTACAATAACAGAAACTACGGTGATGCTGATGGTTGGTTACGACACATACGAAATAAATGGGAGGATTTTATTGAACATCACCCAAATAGTGACGATCCTTTGCAATATGTACGGAAGTTAAATAAGGAGAAATGAAAGTGAGTAATAAATTATACGAAATAACTTGTGAACAAGAGCATATTAATCTAATGATTAAGGCACTGAGTAATTTTATGTGTGCTAATTATGATGCAATTGATCTTGAAGTTGTAGATAAAGAAAAAGCGATGGAAGATATTAAAGCAGCAGCAGATATGCAACTGGTTTTAAAACATCAGCTAGGAAAGACTAGACACACACCAAAACAGACATCTCAACATACAGGGTTAATTTGGTGTAAAGAAATTAATTTAGACGAATGTTGTGATGAAGAACCTTTTGAACCTTTTAATGATGAACAGCGACAGAAGGGGTTGAATGATTCTATAGAGTATGCTAAGTATTGTTTAGATACTTTCCTAAAGAATCAACCTAAAGGTGATGTTGACACTCTAACTAAAGCTTGGGACAATGTTAAAGAACGTCATTGGGACACAATTAAACGAATGGGAGATAAATAAATTACCTAAATAAATTTAAATTATTTTCAAAAAGTAGTTGTAAAGTAAAATTACTTATTATATACTACACACATTGCAGTAAGGCAATAAATTAAATTTAAGGCTCACAGCGAGCAACAACGAGAGGAAATGAAATGGAAGTATATGGCGCAGCAACACAACAAAAGAATCAACCTAACAAACCAACTGTTAATTTTGATGCTTTGAATCAATACGTGGTAGAAACATGTCAACTTCAACAACCTGAAACAATGTTAGGGGTTGTAAGCGTTATAGTTGATCTTGGTACACAGAAACAAAATGATGCTGAATATGATCTAGATGAATCTGACAAAAGTTCTTCAATTGAAGAACTTACTGAAAAGTATTCATTGGATATCCATGAAGGACGTATTCGCAAATTTGACAAGTCTTACGATAGCAAGACTAAATCTTGGGTTATCCGTAAGTTTGTTCCACAACAAGATCGTCAATCAATTGTATATGCTGTAGACTTTCCTGATATCATGTTAGATAAAGGTAAGTTCTTTGGTGAAGAAGAAGGCGAGAATCTAAAACCACTACGCTTATGGATTGGTGGTCAATACTGGAATAAGTACCAAGAGAAGATGTTAGTACAAAATGTAATCCCTTTAAAGGTTACTAATATTGCTGATCAAGGACAACCTAAGAAGTGGTCTATGAACCCTAAATCATCTTTGTATAAAATGGCTGTAGCTGCTAAGATTATTAATCAAGGTGAAGCATTCTTACCACAAGATGCTGATAAACTCTTAGGTAAAACTTTACAGTTTAAAACTCAAGTGTTTTTTAACAAGGGCAATGATGGTAAGCAGTATTACACTGAAAAGTTAGCTTTTGCTGCTGGTTTGGCTCGTGGACAGGTTGAAAAAGAAGTGGATAACACTTATCTAATTCAATTCAATCAACCGAATGATCCACAAGCTCTTAAAGAATTACGTAAACATGTTGTAAACACAATTGAAAACGCAACAAACTATGTAAATCAAGAGACTGGTGAACCTAGTGCTATTGCTAAACAATTTGCAGAATTGCGTGGTGGTCAAACATCAAGTGATGTGCAAGAATCTCCAGTACAACAAACACCTAAACAACCAGTAGGTACTTCTGTTCCTGAAGAAACCGAATCGGATTGCCCGTTTTGAGGTTGATATGAAAGAGAAAGTGTGTTTTAAGTGTAATATTCTTAAACCACTTTCTGACTTCTATAAACACAGTAAGATGGGAGATGGACATTTAAATAAGTGTAAAGAGTGCACTAAAAAAGATGTCCATAAACATCGTGAAGATAACATAGATAAAGTCAGAGAGTATGATAGGAATAGACCTAATAAGAAGTTGAGAAGTATTAGGCAAAGTATTAAGAATGCGTTTATAACTGAAGCTTTACCCAAGTACGTAGATTCTACAACGACTTATCGTGAAAGGAATCCTATTAGATATAAGGCTCAATCGCTGGTTGGTTCTGCACTGAAGAGTGGAACATTGATAAAACCTACACATTGTGTTAAGTGTGGTAGTACAGGAAAAATAGAAGGTCATCATAATGATTATGAGAAACCTTTAGATGTTACGTGGTGTTGTGTTAAATGCCACAACAATTTTCATAACGAAGTGTTTCAATTGGAAAAAGAGCATTACAAGAAAACAGGAGAAGTTTTACAAGACAACTCAGAACTTATACGAGAGGTTGCTGAATGGTTCTGGAAAGACTTACCCTTCTGATGTTATAATGTAACAACAAGAGAATGTGTATGTAAATGTGCATTCTCTTAAATAAACTAAATTTTAAAGGAGAAATATTTTGATAAGTCGAAATGGTATTGAGTTAGAAGTTGGACAAAATGTTATAGTATTGCGAACACCAATTGTAGGGCAGCACGAATTTTATAATGGTGTTATTACTAAGCTTACAGCAAAACAAGTAGTTGTTGAAGGCGAAGGCAAACAACGAAAGTGGAATTGGAAAGATGAGAATAACACTTTCAAATTTGAATATAAACGTTACCCTGAACAAATAATTGTAATTTAAACTAAAGGAGAAATAAATATGAACGAAATCGTAAAACCAACTCAACAAGCTCTATTTGATCGCTTTGTAAATTTATATCATGAGCAAGCTACAATCAATTTAGATATTAAATCCTTATCTGATGAGTTTAAAGAGAATTACCCTGATGCTGAGTTAGCTACAATTAAATCAGTAGCCAAAGCTAAAGCTGAAGAATCTCTTGGAAGTAAGATCGATAAAGCTAAGTTATTTGAAGAAGTAGCTGAAACATTTGTTAAGTAATTAATATAACACAAAGGGATACATTCTTAGTTGGTGTGTCCCTTTATTTGTATTATAAGGAGTGGATATGTATTCTATAGATGACTATAATTTTGATATGTTTAACCCGAAAAAGAAGTATCATTTACATATTGACGCAGACACGTTAATTATGGCTTGTGCTGTAGTGATCGATAATGAGCCTTGTGTTGTTAAACATCATCGAAGTGGAAGAAAGAAAACATTTGAATCTTTCTCTGCTTTTATTGATTTCTTAGAGAATGATGAAAAAGGTAAGAAGTTTAAGCTGCAAGATTTTGATGTACCGTGTATTGGATTTGCTTTCTCAAACTTTAACAGTAAGCTGAATGCTGTGTTAGACCATAAATGGATCGGTGATTATACATTATATGTTGGAGGACAAGGTAATTTCCGTAAAGAGCTTTATCCTGAATACAAAGCATCGAGGAAGAAATCCCCACCAATGCGTAAGCTTGTACATGATTATGTCTGTTGGAAGTATAAAGAACGTGTTGTACAAGCTCACGGAGCTGAAGCTGAGGACTTCTGTTTAGCTGCTGCTTTATTAGATGTTGATAATAATGTCGTAGGTATGGTGGATAAGGACTTAACAACACAGTCAGGGTTATTTTTTAACTATCAGAAGATGGAGAAAGGCGTATTCTTTATTAATAAGACACAAGCACTCTACAATCTATGCTGTCAGTTATTACACGGTGATCGTAGCACTGATAATATACGTGGGATTGATTTTGTATCTAAAGAATTGAAAGAGAAGTACAAAGTATCTACTAAATCTATTGGAGAAGGTACAGCAATTAAACTGCTGGAAGATGTTAAACAAGATAAGCATCTAATGAAAGAACGTGTTGTAGATATTTACAAACTCTCCTATGGAGATGATTGGAAAGAGAGGTTGCAGTTCACTGGTAGTCTTGTGTTTATATCTAAGGTTAAGGACGAGTATTTTAGTTCTGATAAGTTTTTGAAAGGAGTTATTAATGATTGAGATTACTAAACAACAAGGTATGTTCTATTTACGACATATTATTCAAAGTTATATGTTATCTCAAGGGTGGGGTAAGAACACAGAGTTTTATGGTTGGTGTTTCTCTGTTAAAGAGTGGCAACTTTTAGAAGAACATATTGAGCGTGATGAATTACCTTCAGGTTATTATGATTTGTGTGATCTTCTAGGAGAGTCGTACAGTATGGAGTGTAAAGGTAATGATTGAAGAAAAGAAACTTTGGGAGATATACCCACATATTTGGTCTAGTGAAAGTGTATACATGTCTTGGTTACGGGGAGGTCTTAGGAGGTATCTATGGAGCAAGAACCCTGTGAAGTTAGAGTTTATTAAACAAAACAGAATCAAAATTCCTAATCCAAACCCTAAAGGTAAAGTCAAAGAGGTATGGGGTGGTGTTTGTGCTTTGACTGGTAAAACTCACGTTATTGGAGATATGGAAGTAGATCATATTTCTGGCAATCATTCTTTAAAGACTTTAGATGATTTAGTTCCTTTTGTTAAAGGTATTGTTATGGTCACTTTAGAAGACTTACAACTTGTCTCTAAAGAAGCTCACAAGATTAAGTCTTATGCTGAGAAACAAGGTATTTCTTTTGAAGAAGCTAAGATAGAGAAAGAAGTAATTGAACTAATTAAACAAAAGAAAGACAAGGAGTATTGCATTGAAAATAATATTCCTGTACAATCAACACAATCTGCAAGACGTAAAGCGATTGTAGAATTTAAATTGTCTCAATTAAAGGAGAAACAAGATGAAGCGTAAATTTTTAATCACCAACGATATAGGTTTAGCTAAAGATAAGGTAGAATGGTTAGTTACACAACTACGAAGCGAAGATTGGTTGGATTCATTGGAGTCTTTTGAAGAAGAAATGTTAGATGCACTAGGACACCTCGAACAAGCTTTGGAAAACTTAGGAGATGAAGAATGATTAAAGTTAAGCAATTGTATGTTGTATTTGATGACGGTGATGGTCATAAATATTTAATCCCTAAAGAAGATTACAGTAAGTTTGATAAAGCATACACTCGAATTGAAGAATCTTATGGAGAACACCAAGACGAAGATATTTTCTATGAAGAGTTAAATGACTTACTGGAAGCTTTCTCTGATGGAACGTTAGAAGGCGAATCGCATTACATTGTTTTAGATGAACATGTTGTTGAAGGAGAGGGTGATGAGTAATTTTTATAATATCAAGATTAAACTTACGTTTGGATGTGGTTATATCAATCGTCAAGAAGACGAAGAATTTTTATCCGATTATTGGGAAGAAGAAGATTGGAACAATTTAACTGAAAAAGAGAAAGAACGTTGGTTGGATGAGTTTTGGTTAGAATGGAAATCTAATTACGAAGATGGTGGTATTTGGTTAGAAGGAGAAGAAGATTGAACATTAAGACGAAATTAACACAAGAAGAAATTGACCAGTATTACGAATTGATTGGTCAAGGTTACTCACAGCGACAGGCTTGTACAATCTTAGGTATTAGTCGAGGTATCATTCAATGCTATCTGAAACGTGTTGCTGAACAAGAGAATATTGAAGAAACAATATTAGGTGTTCAAAACCAAAACGATTATACAAATTGGAAAGCTAAACCAAAACCAACATTATCTGATTCTTGTAAAACTTTAGCAAATGCAATGAGTAGTTTTGGTAAAGCTGTTGGTGAAGGGTTTAAACAAGTTGATAAAGTTACACAATCAAAACAAACTATCCTAGTAGTTGCTGACACTCAGTGTAAGTCAGAAGAAGATTTAGAGTACATGCTTTGGATTGGACACTACATTGCAGAAAAGCAACCTGACGTTATTATTCACATCGGAGATCATTACGACTTCCCAAGTATATCAAGTTATGATAAAGGTAAGTCAAGTGCAGAAGGTAAGCGGTTAGTCAAAGATATTGAAGCTGGTAACATCGGGTTTGAATACTTAAACATGGCTATGCAGAAACACAAAGATTACGATCCTCGCAAGATATTTTGTTTGGGGAATCATGAAAATCGTTTAGACCGTTACATTGACGATAACCCTGAACTGATTGGAACATTAGGTACAGACTTCTTACCTTTTGCTAAATATGGATGGGAAGTACATCCTTTCTTAAAACCAGTCGAAGTGAATGGAATCTTCTTTGTTCACTACTTAGCTAACCCATTTTCAGGAAAACCCTATGGTGGTAACGCTATGAACATCCTTAAGACAGTTGGACGTTCTTTTGTTGTTGGTCATAAGCAGTGTTTAGATATTGCTATTCGACCTACCATTGATGGTAAACAACAAATTGGTATTGTTAATGGTGCTTGTTACGACCACATTGAATCTTATAAAGGTTATCAAGGTAACAACCACTTCAGAGGATTGACAGTGTTACATGAAGCTCAGGACGGATTTGCTGTACCCATGTTTGTGTCGTTAGATTATATGAAAGAGAAATACTACAGTTAATGGTTGTGTAACTAATAAGCAATTAACTAAAACAGAGGGTTGTTTACATCTAATTAAAGTTGTATAATAACCCTCTAGGTATGTTGAAGTATGTTTGAGGAGTAAAATATGAGTGAAAAAAGTAAATTTAAAGTTGGTGATGACGTAGAGATTATAAGCTTAGACAATACCATTAAAGCTTATGGTGGGGGAAGTTTTATTTCACCAGTAGGTACAGTTAGTAAGGTTGTTTGGATTGACAACGATGAAGTTGAGATTTCAGAAGACAGTTATTCATACCATGTGAAAGACCTTAAACTGCTTAAAGAGGTGGGAATATTACAAACCAAGTTAGTTGAAGATGAGGTGGCGCAACAAGTTGAAGTGGATAATGTAAACAGTCCGAACCACTACTCTTCACAGTCAATTGAATGTATTGTAGCAATGGAAGCAATGTTATCACCTGAAGAGTTTATTGGTTACTTACGTGGTAATATCTTTAAATATCAGTGGCGGTACAAACAAAAAAATGGGTTGGAAGATTTAAAGAAAGCTCAATGGTATCAAAACAAACTTATTGAGAAAGAGGGAAACTTATGAAAGTATCAGTAGTATACACAATCAACGAACTAAAGAAGATTGTTCCAAAGATTAGACGAGAGCATTTCTTTATGGATTGTCCTAAAGTTAAAGAAGCATTAAAAGAGTTGTTCTGGCGGTTAGGGTGTACGATTGAAGATAAGTGGGACATTACAGAAGGTGTTGTATCTCGTAACAGATTGAATGAATTAGATAACAGTATGCGTATTACAGTTTATGAACGATTAGACTTAGATTGGTTATCTAGTGGTAACGCATCACATCAAGCAAGAGTATGTACGAATGATGTTGGAATGATGCGAGAGTTAGATGCTTGCATGAACCAACGTAGTTTTCACATTGAAACATTAAGTAAACAAAATAAAGGGGAAAGTAATTGATTAAAAGCGAGAAGAAGTTGTTTATCACAAGTGATTACGATGGGTACGAGCTTCGCTATCCTAAGCTATTAGAACATGTAAACACTCAGTTAGATGTTAACTATTGGACAGCAACAGAAACAAAAGTTGAGAATGATGCTTTAGAGTTAAAGTACAAATTAACAGAAGAGCAACGTAACGCTGTTAAAAAGATTCTACCAATGTTCCTTCGGTACGAATTAAATGTAAGTGATTTTTGGACTGATGTATATCCTAAGTTCTTTAAAGCGCAAGAGTGTAAGGATTTAGCTGCTGCTATTAACATGATTGAACGATGTGTTCATGCTCGTTTCTATGACAAGATTAACAAGGTTTATGGTTTAGACACAGATGAGTTTTACTTATCCTTCTTAGATGATAAAGATTTTAAAGAACGTTCTAAATGGATTGGTAAACTCTTAAAGAGTAAAGATTTGAAACAGGTGTGTTTAGCGTTTGGTTTAATTGAAGCTGCTGCCTTGTTCTCTAACTTTGCTTTGTTACGATCTTTCCAAGCAAACGGGTATAACTTAATCCCTACAACAGTTAAAGGAACAAAGTCTTCTGCGTTGGATGAACGATTACACAGTCTTGCTCTTTCTGACTCATTCCTTTACTATTACGGTGAGTTAGGGATGACCATCAACGAGGACACAGAATACCTTGAGACCCTGTTTAACCAAGCAGAAGTGATGTTTAAGAATGAGGAACATATTATTGATTCTATTATTCCCGAACATGGATTAAATAAAGTCTCTCGTCAAGATTTTAAAGATTTTGTTAAACGAAGAATTGATGAATACTTTGAACGTTTGGGTTGTAACAAAACACCGTTTGGTACTAAAGAGAGTAAACTAGATGCTTGGTTTGAAATTCAGAATGAGGCATATTCAGAAACAGATTTCTTCTATGGTGGTGTAACAAAAGAGTATGAAGTGTCTTGGGATGCTGAAGGTTTTGGTAAATGTTGGAATTAATTTAAGGAGTTATTGAATGTCGTTTAAAGAGTTAAAAAAGAAATGGATGTCAGAGGGAGAGATTCCATCTTGGTATAGTACAAACTCACTACAGTTTTTTATGAATAAGTATTCATACAAAGGAGAATCTGTTAAAAGTCGTGATAAGGCTGTAGCAAAATACTTAGCTGAAAACTCTGCAACCGTTTATCCTGATTGGTGGGAGAGCGACCCTTACACGGCTGGCAAAACGTATGAAGAAGTGTATTTTAATGTTATCTATACAGATGGGTTTGGTATCCCATCTACACCACTAAAAGCTAATGCTGGTGTTCCTAAACGAGGTATGACAGTAAGCTGTTCTCGTCAATATGTGGAGAATAACATTGCTTCTAAATACTTGAATAACGCAGAGACAGCAATCTTTACTAAACTATCTCACGGTTGCTCTGTAACTGTTGACGACTGGTTAGCAGAAGGTGATCCGATTGGTGAAGGTGATTATAGCGAAGGTGTTGTACCAATTATTGAAATGATCAAGAACACAACCTTAGAGATTACTCACTCAACTAGACGAGGACAAGTAGCCTTCTATGTAGGTATTGATCATGGTGATTTCTGGAAGATTGCTCAAATGCTTTACGAAGACCCTGACGGTCTAAACATCGGTTGGTTAATTCCTGATTCTTTTATTGAGAAGTTGATTAATAAAGATAAGGACGCTGTAGATCGTTGGAATCGTATGTTGTATGTTCGATTAGCAAAAGGTAAGGGCTATCTAGCTATGACAGATCGTATGAATCGAAATAAGGCACAAACTTTCAAGAATCTTGGTTTACATATTAAAGGAAGTAACCTTTGTAATGAATTGAATCTTCCAGCAAACGCTGATTATTCAGCCACATGTGTTATTATTAATGCTAACTTAGCTCTTTATGACGAGTTTCCTGAGCATTTGTTTCATATCTTACACTTAATGCAAGATGCTAACGTTACAGGTTACTTGAAACAAATTGAAAGTCAGAAACCACACTCTCGTAACTTGTTGAGTAAAGCTTACAACTTTACAAAAGACTTCCGAGCTGTTGGGACAGGTACAGCAGGACTACACTCTTTATTTATGAAGAAACGTATTGTGTTTGGTAGTTTTGATTCGATGGTGTTAAATGAAGAAATCTTCAAGCGTATGCAGAAAGATACGCACGAAGCTAATGTTTGGTTAGCTGATGTTCTAGGTGTTCCTGATGGTGTCAAGAAAGCAGGGTTGCATTTACGCAATGCTACGACAATGTTCTCTCCACCAACAAAGAGTAGTGCAGAGTTAGCACGAGAAACACCGACAGAAGGTAACAACTTAGAGACAGCTTTAATTAAAGTTAAAGAAAGTGCTGGTGGTGAAATATTCCGTATCAATTATGAATTTCTAAAATTCATGAAAGAGAAAGGGATGTATAACAAAGATGAGGTTGCTCGTATTGCCAAGAACAAGGGTAGTGTTCAAGATTGTGAGTGGATGACAGCAGAGGAGAAAGCTGTATTCCGCATTGCTTTTGAGATTCCAATGTCGGCTCACATTGACCTGTGTTCTCAACGACAACGCTATTTTGATCAACAACAGTCGATTAACTTATACTTCTCTGGAAGTGATACAGAAGAATATATTGGAGAGATTCATAAACAAGCATTATTAGATGAAGGTATTAACTCATTATACTACTGCTATAGTTCTCGTGGTGGTCGATATACACGAGTGACTGAATGTGATGTTTGTCAATAAATTAAGAGGAAATTGAAATGAAGTTTGTTGTGTACGGGAAAGAAGGCTGTAAGGCTTGTGACAGTGCTGTAGCTTTACTTACAAGTAAGAGTCGAGAGTTTGAATACAAGTCTTTTGGTAAAGATTACGATTTAAGTAAGTTTGGAGAGGTGAACAAAGCTCATAAGAGCTTCCCAATGATTACTACCATTGACGGTGAAGTTGAGAGTTATGTTGGAGGTTTACACCAACTACAACAAATCTTGAATGGTGATAGTTTATAAACAAACTAAATAATTAAACAAAGCTACTGACTTAGGTTGGTAGCTTTTTTATTACCTATTATAAATATTCTTTATTTAATGTGTTGACATATCGTTATAAACTGTTGTAACATCCTTGTATTGAAGCAATAACCATAAGGTTAATTAGGAGATTTGAAATGAAAACAATTGACTTACTAGACTACAAAGCTATTATCTCTTATAACAAAGATAAGCACTACCCTTTAATGCTTACTTTACACGATAAAGATATGACTAAAGAGTTGTATGTTGGACAGCATGTCACTATTGAACAACTGTGCTACCAACTGCATTTACAATTACTTGAATACAAAGATTGTTATCTAAATCCTGTTAAGACTTTGTTGATGGTTGAAGAAGTTAGAGATGTGTTAGATTTGTGGTTATATTCTAGCGAATATTAATAAGGAGATAATTATGAACGCAATTGAATTTGTTAAGACGTTTGGAGTTGAGCAGGCTCGTGAGGTGGGACGTTTGGTTTCAAGCATTACACTAATTCAAGATATTGGTGGTATTGATGCTGCGAAAGCACAACACCGCAGGGCTAAATACAGTTGGTTCTTCGGTGAGCTTATGATGGCTCGAAAGTTGGAGAAAGCTATTGCTGATTATGAATCAATTTACGGAGACTAACGATGTTGATTAAGTTTTTAAAATCTTATGATATGTGGGAAGATGATTGTACTGGTTGGTACGATCTATACTCGATAGACAATATACAAGTTTATCCAGTAAATGACTACGACAATACTGAAATTCCAGAACGGGTGATGGAAAGGTTTGAAGAAACTTTAAACGGCAGTAAGTTAGATTACGAGAATGTCATCCTTGCTTTGTATTACGACCTAATCGTAACTTCAACTGACAATTGTACTTTTGACGATTTCTATCGGGATAATGTTTACAATATCGAGTATTTAGAGAAAAGGTTGAAAGATAAGCTTTGGATTGTTGTAGAGGTAATATGATGAATCACAACAGTTTAAAGATGGTAAAGGAAATACTAAACAGTAAAGAAAGGATAATTCACCTTGAAACATTAACACAGAATGTTGTAGGATTGGCTATTGCTTTTATTATCCTAACCTTGTGGGGATTACCTTTCATAGAGAGTGTAGCTTTACAAACTATCTTCTTTGTTACATCGTATATTAGAGGATATTGTATTAGAAAACTATTTAGATCATTAAGTAAGGAGAAATGAATTGAATAAATTAGAAGTAATTGAGAAGATAATTAGGTTATCAAAACGGACAGATTATATCTTAAGATCAGATTGGTGTTCATATTGTGAATACAGATATGATTCTGACACAACAGAATACACCACTGTAAAGTACGGTACTTTTGTAGATACAGGAGGCGGTTGGTTACGGTATAATACAAAGGACGTATCTAAGTATTATTTATTAAACCCCATTGAAAGGTTACTGGTAATTAACCTGTTTAAGTGAGATGATTATGAACAAGATTCAGCAATGCCAGTATTATAATCAACACAAAGACTTCTTTGATGAATATATGCGTTTAGGAGAGAAGTTAGTTAATGTAAGAGAAGAAATCCTTAACTCTTTAGACATAGAACAAACAGTTATTGATTCTTTAAAGACAGTGCAGAGTAGTTTGACTTTAGTAGCTAACAATAGAGATGTTCTAATTGCTTGTGGTTGGTTGCCTGACATTAAAGAGATTGAAAAGACTTTGTATGATTTAGAGAATGCTTTAATTGATTTACTGGAGGATGAGTAATGAAAGGTTATGTAGAGTTAAGTAAAGAGAACGGCACTGCTTTATGTAAACAGTGTATTAACGCAATGTTGGAGTACCCTTACGAGTATGAAGATGTTGTTGAACCTGTGTGGTTTGGATTGAAGACAAAGAAGTATAAGTTGTGTAAGAATACACCTCACTGGCATTCATATAAAGGTGCTTTAGATAGTAAATTAATCTCTCTAATGAAAATGCTTGACAGATGCGATCCTGTTCATCTATCTTTGGATTGTTATTCAGAATTGATTAAATTAAGTAAAGGTGATAGACGAGCAAATGCTATTTTTATCTTACAATATTAAAATTGTGTTAAGAGGTGCTAATTGATGAGAAAAAGAGAGTTTAAGACTTGTTACGAAAATAGGATATTTGAGACCAAGAATTTTGGCGATGTGATTGTTACTAAATATATCGATAGTTACAATGTACATGTTAAATTCTTAGATACAGGGTACGAAACAGTCACACAAATGAGTAATGTTAGAGAAGGTAATGTTAAAGATAAACTCGCCCCCAGTGTCTATAACGTCGGAGTAATTGGTGATGAGATTATTAAAATTGACGGAGAAGTTCTAAAGGTTTACAGATTATGGCGAAGTGTGCTTCAACGGTGTTATGATAAAAATACTTTGATGAAACGCCCAACGTATGTAAATTGTACTGTTTCTGATAACTTTAGGTACTTCCCTTATTTCAAGGAATGGTGTTCTAAACAGATTGGGTTTAATGTTGACGGTTGGGATTTAGATAAGGATATATTATTAAAGGGTAATAGAGTTTATTCTGAAGACACTTGCTGTTTTGTTCCTAGAGAGGTTAACAGCCTGTTTACTAAAAGTAATAAAACAAGAGGTAATTTACCGATTGGTGTCTCTTACAAAAAACATAATGAAAAGTTTTCCGCTTGTTTGAGGAAATATGGTAAGCTATTTCATATCGGTTACTTTACAACAGAAATAGAAGCATTTCATGCTTACAAAGAAGCTAAAGAAGCTTATGTTAAAGAAGTAGCTAATAAATGGAAAGGTGTTTTAGACACTAAGGTTTATGTTGCTTTAATGAATTACCAAGTAGAAATTACTGATTAAACTACTAAGGAGAAATTATGAAAGTTAAATATTTAGAAGTTGATGACGATGTTAATGTATTTGTTGTAGGGGACTTACACGGCTCTTACACACTACTAAAAGAGAAGTTAAAAGAGGTTGGATTTAATTACAACAGAGATTTACTCATTGCTGTAGGAGACTTGATTGATCGTGGTAAAGAGAATGAGAAGTGTGTTGGTTTATTGAATGAACACTGGTTTACAACCATCAAAGGTAATCATGAGGATTTCTGCTATAAAGGTATGATGGATGATCATATTAAGTTCTACCATCGTATGCCTAACAATGGTGGTGAATGGTTTTATGAATTACCTGAAGATATAATGGAACGTGTAGGAAGACGCTTAAACCAATTACCTGTTATGTTAGAAGTTAAATACAAAGGGAAGAAGTTTGGGTTTGTTCATGCTGACTTACCAGTAGAAGATTGGGAATTAGCTAAAGAACATCTTGAACATGGTGATTATATTGGTGATCGTAGTTTTGAAGATTACCTACTTTGGTCTAGAGGCATTATTAGTAACTATGAAACTACAGGATATGAGCCTTGCATTGCTCAAGTAGATAATGTATTCTTAGGACATACCGTACTACCTGAAGTAACACAAGTCGGTAACTGCACATTCCTAGATACAGGTGGTGTGTTTAAGGAATACGATAATGGGTATAAACTCAGTATTGTAAAGTTATCCGATTATTGCTAAGGAGAAAACAATGTTTGATACAAAAGATACACAGAAACTTTTACGATTACATGAGACACTACATTCAGTTAATACAACACTGCATAACACTATTCTCGAAGGTACTACATTTGTTGTAGATAAAGAAGTACACCATAAGAAGGTTAAAGCTCTTAAATCAGAGTTGTTAGGTGTTATGAGTGAGATTAGTGCAATTTGGGATAAAACTTAAAGGAGAGAAAACATGTTTGGTGTTTTATGTGTTATTGGTGGAGGGGCTTTCTTAGCTTATCTTATTTATCTTGTTGTTAATGAAGACAGTAAGAAATGTAATAACGTTGAGGTTGTCAATACTCACACACCTTCAAATGAAATTACTCTAGAGAACCTCATTAAACAATTAGACAAGAAGTTTGAGAACCTTAAAGAACGTGGTGACGAGTTAGTTTTTAGAGGGTTGAAATTCCGAACGTTTGTCTACGATAGTTGCGACTATTGTATTGTATTAATCTCAAGAAAAGGTAGATTAGTAGTGCATTCTTACGGGATTGTTGAAACCTGTAACGGTGACATTCTACGTGTCATGGAAAACGATTACAGTCAACATTCGACTTTAGACGCTCAGTGTTTGCACTTCCTAAAAGATTTGTTAGACGAATGTACTGTTCAGTTTAGTGCAACAAAGAGGATTGAAGATCTTTATATTTTAAAAGGGTTGTACCTATCTCCACAACTTTTCAGACATTCTAACACTTCTTGGATTTCCATTAATGATGGAGAATACTATGCTTGCACTCCTTTCGGTATACATAAACTAGAAGATTGGTCTTATATTGATGCAGATGAAGCTTGGGAGATTATTAAAGACGCTAAGTTAGAGAAGAGTGAAGATCCAAAGAAAATACATTGGGAGCACTTCTTAAAGTTAGAAATGTTAGCTAAGAAGCAACGTGAGAAAGATATGCAAGAGTTTGTGGATAGTATTCTTAGTAAGCAAGTTAAGTATAATGACTTGCAACTACAATTCGAAATGTTACCTACTGCTCCAATTGCAGATATTGAAACTTTTACTAACTTCTGTAAAATAGTGAAAGAAGATGTAAACTATGAACCTCATGAAATTCAGAATTATCTTTTCATGAAGAAACTTAAATAGGAATTTTACAATGCGAATTGCTTTAATTGGTTCTAGGAAACTGGAACAAAAAGAAGAGTATTTTGAGGATGTTAAGCTATGTCACAATGTGTGTATGAGGTTAGCTCAGTTGGGTGTAACTTTTACATCAGGGTTGTGCGAGTTAGGTATGGATGGTATTGCACAGAAAGCTTACAGTAAGGCTGTTGATCTTGGATATGCTAATGAAACTCAGTTTGAAGTGTATGTTGCAGACAATTATAACATTCGTAAGTCTACACTACCTCGTAAACATTTGGCTATTGTTCGCAATAAGAGTTTAATAGCTGAAACAGAACGTATTGCGTCAGAGGTTCACCCAGCTTGGGATAAGTGTAATGAGTGGGCAAGAGGTATGCACAGTAGAAACTGCCATCAGATACTTGGTTATGACTTAAAATCGCCAGTTGATGCAGTGGTTTGTTGGACACCTAAAGGAAATATACAAGGTGGTACAGCTACAGCAATCCGTATAGCTATGAAGTACAATATACCTATATTTAATTTAGGACGTGCTGATAAAGATGCGGTAGTACAGGAAATAAAATCTTTCTTAAAAGAAAGGAATATTATTTAACAACAGAGAGGAGAAGGAAATGCAAATACTAATTGAATACTTAATCAATTATCTTGTGAGTGTGTTAGGAAAGTTGTTTGGTAAACACAAACCTACAGATTAGGTGTTATCTACCCAAACACAACAAGAGGTGTCCTTAATGGATGCCTCTTTTTATTTATCTGTAATTTAGTAGAATTTATTTTAAAATATTTGTTGACAGAGAGTTTGATATTTAATAAGATAACTTTATCGAAACACAAGACATAATCAGTTAAAGGAGATTACTATGTCACTTGATCTAATCAACCATACACTCACAACTTACACTACAGATAAGAAAGGTATTACAACTTGGAGTAATCCTGTTATTGATGTTAGTATTGATTCAACAGGTAAAGTGTTTAAACGTGGTAAACTATACAAAGGAAATTTTGATCCTGCAAATGTGCAAATGAAATATAGAGTAGTGTTGGTGGATGGAAACACTACAGTTAATAACAATGTATCTTTTAACTCCCTGTTTTCTCGCATGGTGCTAGGTGTAAAACTAGGAGCAAAGACTATTTGTTTAAAAGACGTAAAAGCTGGGTATAGTAAAGACAATGTTAGTTTTGTTAGTTGTCGTCAAGGAACTACATTTAAACGTCCTATCAACCAATTAGATTTAATTAAACAACAACCAACAAAAGTTATTGAAGCACAACAGGAAACAGCTTTGAACACACAACAATACTACACCTTATATGAAGCTAAGAATGAACATATCACAGAAGATGGAGCTGTATTCCCAACTAAAGAGTTAGCTGAATGGCATCAAACCAATGTATCTAAAGGTAAAGGTAATGCTCAAATTGTATTAGATTATAATGGTGGTTATGTATTAGCTGAACAAATCTTCTTACAAGAAGTTAAGTACAACAAAGAATGCCCTTATATTAACTTTATTGATGTTATGAACAATAACAATGGTGTTGTAAGTAACGTACAAGAAGAACATTGTGTCTTTGATAAGATTGATGGTGAAGGTTTTGAAATGCTAACTAACTTCAAAATGGGTGGTGTATACAACCTAACAACAAGTAAGTTTAAAGCTATTAAGATTCAAGAAGCATTAGAACAATACTCTAATTCTTACCTAGCTTTTAACGAATCTGCTAATCGCTTAGATAAACTAATTAAAGAATCTGTTTAACATATTTAGGAGACAGTTATGAATTACCAAAGTAAAGAGATTTTAGAAAAGAAATTCAAGATTCAAAACGGTTGGGAAGTTCTTGAAGCAGGTTATGAAGTTGAGATTTACAATCAGTTTTGGAAGATAGTTGTAGAGCGTGTAAGTAGGTATGATGATGGTTGTGGATACCCATATATTAACTTATACTACCGTTTAGGTGAGGAAGGTTATCCTAAGTATATTAGGTCTTTCTGTAAACTAAAGAACTGTATTGAATACATTAAGCAACACGGTATTGTTTAATTATAGAAGTTAAGTAACACAATAGAGGTATTATCTGTTTAGGTAGTACCTCTTTTTATTACCTTAAATAACATTCTTATCTTGTTTAAGTACATGAGTAATAATTATGTTAAGATGGGGATAGAATATGTGCATACATATCCCCACACTAAAGAAATTCTTAGTATGTTTATCTATCTAAAATATTAAATTTATATAATTATTTATACCTACTACTTCTTAACGCAAAGTATGTATAAACATATATAAAACAATAACATACAACACAAAAAAGTCCATTTTAGACAGTACCACTGGCTTTATAGATATTTGACTTATTTGCATTATAGGTGTACTATGTATATTTAGACAATCAAAAGGAGTTTTAGTGACTAACTTTCTATCAAAATCAAAACCTAATATCTTAGTATTAGATGCAATTATGGGTAATGGTAAAACTCAAAGGATTAAACAAATCATATTAGATTCTAAACAACCTGTAATCTACATAACACCACTACTAGAAGAAGCACATACTGTTGTTGGTGCTATTGTAGATGATAAAGGTAGACATGTAAAAGATGATAGTGGGTATTACATGTATGACAACAAACACATCCTAGCTTCTAAGTGCTTTATGTTACCTAGTAATAGGAACAACAATGGGAGTAAATTAGAACACATTAAACACCTAATCTTAAACAACCACAATATTGCTAGTACACATCAGTTGTTTTCAATATTAGATCAAGATGTAATTTCATTACTTCAAATGAACAACTATATGTTGGTGGTAGATGAAGCTCTAAATGTATGGCATAACCTAAATATTTATGAAGGTCTTGTTGATGGTGTTAAAACTAATAAGCAATTGGTTGAAGATGAAAAACAAGAAAGAGGTAGTGGAAGTATGACAGATAGGGAAGTGCAAAACCTGATTAAGAATGGTGTTATTGAGGTAGACCCATTAGGGTTGTTACATTGGCAATCAGATAAGTTTGAGGTTGATGATGGATTGTTTTTATCTCGTGTTAAAAGATTATGTGATTTAAAACAACTATACTTGTCTAATGGTCGTGTTGTGTTTTGGGAACTCAATTCTGTTGTGTTGAATTGCTTTTCAAGCATTGTAATCGGGACATACATGTTTGAACATAACTTTATGTCTCACTATTTAGATGTTCATGGTTTTGAGTATAAGGTAGAGAAGTTTGGTAATAAGCCATCTTTCTACAAAGACTTAATCAATATTGAACAAGGTAAGTTAAACCTCATTGGTGAAAAAGATTACTCACTCTCTTACAACGATTTGTGTATGAAAAAGCATTCAGAGAATCATCCGAAAGATGTGCTAAGAAAGAACTTAGATAACTTCTTAAAGAATAAATGTAAGTCAAAATCAGGAGAACGTATATGGACATGTTTTAAGAAGGTAACTCCTACTATTTCAAATCAAAGGTATACAAACGATTGGGTTGCATACAACATTAAAGCAACAAACGACTATCGTTATATTGAACATGTAGCTTATCTATGTAATAATTTCCCAAATACTTTTCTTGTCGCTATGGTAACTAAGCGAAATAGTAGAGAGTTTAATGGTGACTTATGGGCTTTACAGGAAATGTTGCAGTATGTGTGGCGTAGTCGTATTCGTGGTAATGAGGATGTTAAGTCTTTAGAAGATCGAAAGATCAACTTGTACGTACCCTCTAAACGAATGCGAAATTTACTTGAACAATGGTTAAATGATGAATTTGAAGGAGAGTAATGATGAGTAAAGATGACCTTGTTGATATGGTTATACAACAACACAACGCTCAAAAGATTGCTATTAAACAATTAAAGATTAAATCTATTCACAAAGATATTATTAGGTTAAAGCAAGAGAACCGTAATATTGGAGATAAGATTAAATCCTTATATCGTAATATGAGTACAAATGCTTTAAAACTACTTGATTGTAGTGAGACAGCAGAGTACACTTACAATGATCGTGTAATGAGGGATCATACAACGATTGGTTACTTAGAGAAGTTACAGATGATAAATTCTATGCTGATTAATAAACATCGTAGTAAGGTAAAAGCACTTCGTTCTGAATTACAAGAGTTGAAGAAAGAGGTTGATAACTATGAAAGCTGATATTGAAGTCTATAATGAGTTCTTATTGTACAAAGGTTTTAAAATACAGTGTATCAAGGCAGGCTATGAGAGATCAGGGTATCCGATAGAAACCGTATATAAAGCACAACGAGGTTTTACAAAGACGCAATCTAGTAACCTTATTAAGTTGTTTGAGGATATTGATTTCTTATCAGATAAACTACAAGAGGAGGAGATGTATGAAAAATTAAAGCTACAACGACTACATCAAGATTTCTTAGAGTCCTTACCACTAGAATTTAAGGAGTTACATGAATCTTTGTGGTCAGGTAATAAAAATCCCGACAACAATTAAGCTATCGGGTTGAGGAGAGGGAGATGGTGTAGAGATACACTACTCTCTTTTTTATTATTCTTATTATAATGCTTTATTTATTCTTTTGTTTCTTTATTATCGTCAACAAGGGCGTTATACATACCTACTGCTCGTTCTTCAGCATTTGCGTGTTCATCAGCGCGTTGAGCGAAGTAGAGTTTTCCTGTTTCGCACTTTCCAAGTAACTCTGTGACGGTCTTGGAATAGTCTCTAACTTCTGTGTCGGTAGCTGTTTGCACACGAGATTTTGCGGTTTCGAGGGTGTTGAGCAACCTTGCATTAGTGGAAGTAGCATCAGCAAGACTATTACTGAGGTCTTTAACTTGTTTAGCATATTTTTCCTCTACAATCTTTTGTTTAGATAATATTTCTATTTGTTGTTCTTGAGCTTTCTTCTCAGCTTCTAGTAAGTCTTGTTTCTGTTTCTGCACGAGTAAGACAATATCATTATTCAACTTAACCTTATCATAGTTTAGAGAAACAATATCATTTCTTAGTTGTGTGTTAATGAATAGAAGGGTAGCAATGATTAATACATACTTGTATTCCCAAGCGAAAGCTAAAACCTTCTTAATAACTTCCCACGACTTCTTCAAAGCACTTAATAATAAAAGTAGATTCATCACTATCCTCTCTTTATTTATTTCTTAGATTTAACGTAGTCAATCAAGACTTCACTAATACTCTTTGCAATTAACCAATACTTCTGATTAAAAACTTCCATTTCATCAGGGTTAGAAATAAAAGCAACTTCAAGAATACAAGCATTATCTTGAACATAAGCTAGACGACCACGAGCAGAATCTTCTTCACGAATAACACCACTCGTACCTCTCAACTTCCAACCAGTAACATCTGTAACTGCTTTAGCTAGACGCTGACCAATCTCTGTATCTTTCTCAGATACAATACATTCAACCCCGTTGGCTTTTGCATTTGTAGAAGCATTAAAATGTATTTCACAACTAAAATCCGAACCATCAATAAGTTTCAAGGCTTCGCTCAGTGGAAGATTCACTTGGTTGTATCCGTCACAACGAGTAACAATCTCTTTATCTTGTTGTAGGTAATGCAAGATGGTGTTACGTAATAGCATAGCCATGTCTGCTTCTTTAATCATCTTACCCTGTTTTGTTTTACCGACTGCACCCGAATCTGGCTTGATAGTGTTAGCATGACCAGCAGTCAAAGTTAGTATATATTTCTTACTCATTTTAATTTCCTCTAATTTAATTTCTTATTTAAGAACCAGTCACTTATCAAAACCTAATTTCTTACTTACCCAATTACTTACAGCGTGTGTACCTTTGAAACCAACAAAACCACCAATAAGAACACCAACACCTTCAGGGATGTTCAACCAAGAAAGGGCAAACCAAATACCATACGCAAAAAGCGAGCACATTATGCTTTCAAGCCAGTCTATCTTACCATTTGCTTTTGCTGTCCTAAACACAGCCATTAAGAAAGTTGTTAGAATTGTTGCTGGTAAAAACCAATACTCAATTAACAACTTCCAAAACTCACTAAAATGCTCACTCATAACAAATCCTTAATAGCTTCTTTTAGTTCTTGTTCGTTGGTTGCGTTATCAATATTTGTTTGAATCTGAGCATGTTTATCACGAATCTCTTGTCTTTTTACTTCAGCTTGTTCAGCGTACATTGGGACAGTTACAAGAACATCATACTCTTTAAATTCAACTTGTCTCACATTTCTACGAATTTGGTGAGAAATATCTTTAGCTCTTTCTAAATTAACTTTAATCATCACTCACCTCGCATCTCATCTAACACCTCTTTAGGGAACTCATTTGACTCTCCGCCCACTCCTGAACATCTTCCTAAAGATGTTAAGTCTAATTCCCAAGCATTTCTAAAAGTCCTGTCTACAGGAAGTACAGAATCTTGTACGATCCAATATTTCACCCCGTAAGGTACATCTTTACAAGCAATCTGATTTAATGTCGCAAACTCCAAAGCCTCTGGTGTTGGGTGGAGAATAACCAATCCTTTTTCACTTTCATAGACTATCTTCATAAATTTCCTCAATTATCTAAAAACCACTACAGACATTGCACAATCTCCAGAACTAGCATCATCTTGTTTATTAGTGTATGATACACTAGATGTCGTACGAGTACCTCTCTCGTGCACAAATAGGTTTGCATCCCTCTTTGCCGTAGCTATAGCAGCAAAGTTCGTGTTTTGCATTGCTGTAGAAAAATTTACAGTGTAGGCACCAACACCATCATCTGCTATACTAGATACATTACCACTCCCCAAGATGGACGGTGTGCCGCTACTAGCATCAAAATACACCCAAGCTCTAGCTACATAATATGGAGCACTACCTGAAGCTGAAATTGCAGTTTTGTCTAGCTTACCATCTTGTAAGACTTTACCTTGCGCTGCTGTTAAAGCTTGGTTTGTGTTAGTCGAGGTTAATGTGTCATTAAACAATCCTTCTGTATTGATTACACCAGCACTCGTCCCATCTTTTTTAATTAAACTGATCGTACCATCAGTATTAGCTTTTGCTGCCATAGGTGAACCACCAGCAGTCACACCGTCATGAACTACAACAACATTCTTTGTTGTATCAACTGTAACTTCTGCTACAACACCTGTATATGTGCTATGTTCTATTGTAGTGCCTGATCTTAATTGTACTTGTTTTGCCATTTCTTATCCTCTAAATTAACTATTCTAATTAGATATTTCTGTATCTAAAATACTTCCACATCTTATATTTTCTATAATGTTGGTATCTGTGACACTTCCATAATTATCTGGCTGATGACAAATAAGATCAATATACCACACACTCTGATATAGTGAGTTAATATTGCTAATACCTGTTTCAGTAAATAATTCAGCACTACTATTAAAATCTTCTCTCGATTGACTTCTACTGTGAGGGTAAGTAATGCCAGACACCATAGGTTTATCTAAATCGTAAGAAACAACACCTTGATTAGATACTACAGTATCTACCCATATTCCAACACTATTTAGATTTGATGAGTATATTTGCAAATCTTCATAGAAAACATCTATACTACTAATATACTCTACAGACGCTACACCATCTGTTATAACACTTCCTGTATATTGTTGTATATTTGGGAAAGTTGGAGAGGATATAGATATACTTCCAAAATTATATTTGTTTGGTATTACAGAGTTTATATAACTGCTTAATGTATTTGTCTGTTCTCTAAAATTAGGCAAGGCTGCTAAAAATAGTGCTGACTCTGTTACAAAGTTTTCTGGATTACTGATTCTAGATGGTGCTGTAGGTAAAGTTGTTACTGTAGGATATGTCATTAAATTAACCCCTCTACTCTAAGCGTACACTTAGACACAGATAAGAATGATATGGTTGCTTTAAAATCACTATAGAAACCATACACAACTAATTCTTCCATATCTGCATTACCAATAAATACAGATGGTACACTATCAATATCTGAGAAGAACTTTTGAACATCAGCCAACATGTAGTTATCAATATCAATATCATAGTCGCAGTATTTTGAGTTTTTGCGTTTAACTACTGTAATATTACCAAATTCATCAGTTTCTTTTCTACTATATGACTTAATACCAATAGATGTACCAATGTTTGTTCTACCGATTACTTTCTGTATTCCATAAATTACTTCACCAACAGATGCTAAAGCTGTTCCAGACTCTACATATACATCAATAGTCGCAGTTGGATAAGTAGGTAAATCAAGAAATACTGCTGTTGTTTTTCTATCTACTACAGGTGCAAAGAAGTATGAGTAGTAATCTACAACATCATTAAAACTGGATAAAGAGTATTCTTTATTATAGACTTCCCCATCTACAGGGTCAGTCATAACAACCCTAACGTTAGCTGCACTAACATTGAGTAAAACAATTCCATTTACAACTTGATTTGGAGTTAATGTAAAATGAATACCGCCTAGATTTGTACTTGAATTAGATAATACATTATCAAACATTCTATATTTATTGGTAGCACTAATATACAACCAGTTTAATTGATCTAAGTCTGGAGCAACGGTATTACTATGTGTTAAGATTGCTTCATATATTTTGTGTTGATAAATAACTCTATCTGTTGCGGTATAACTTGTTCCTGAAACCCATTCAGGGTATTCATCTTCTGTAATATTACTATAAGTTAAAATTGCATCTGTTGTTTCTATGCTTTTAATAACCCTCATTGAAATTCCTCTAAATAAGTGCTCTTGTTAGAACATACCGCTAAATATCTTAAATATTGTAGGGACTACGAATAATCCCTACACTTCTTATTATACAATTACTTTTGTTGGAATAGTGTCAGCATCACTATCTTGCTCAATGCGTACAACCATACGATCACCATAATCCCAACGCTCTAAACGATTGGCAGAGTCTTGAGTGTATTTAGCAATAGCAAATAACCCAGCTTCTAACTTCTCAGATAGTACATCTAGACGTGCATCTGTTGTAGATGTGTCTGTATTAACAGTTGGTGTAGATGTTGTAGATGTGGATGGGGTTAAGGATAACGATGTTGTATATCCTAATCCTGCTTCTTGAACATCAGCAGCTACCGTAGCAGCACGTTGAATAAGAGCTAAATCTCTAGCATACTCACTAGAAGACAAAGAATACAACTTACTAGCATTCATCAAACTAGAACCAAGTTCTAATAGACGATTAGCAGCATCAACATCACCTTGCATAGCAAGCTCAGAAGCTTTGTTAAATTCGTTACGAAGATAATCTAAGTTACGAACAACTTCTGTTTCACCTCGTGCAGCTCTAGCTTGTTCAGCTAAATCACGTAGAGAGTTAACCAACTCATTAATGTCACTATTAGCAGCTTCTAGAGCATCTTGAAGATCATTAAACTCAGGAGCTAAAGCAAGGATTTGACCATAAAGCTTTTGACCAGCTTCTGTAGTAATATCAATACTACTTACTAATGCTCTAAATGCTTTTACATCTGCTGGTAATTCCTTACCAAAGATAGCAAACTCATTTGTTAATCTACGTGTTAACTCAGCAGCTTGTTCAGCAGGAGATAGCATTTCAAAGTAAGCATCCAAGCCACTTGACAGCTTATCAATACCACCAGCACCAAGAATCATTGCAGATGTTAAGTAATCAGCATTCTTCCCTGTCATGAACAACTGATCTTGTAAATCCTGTAAAGTCATTACAAAGTCAGTAAGTTCTTCAGCAGTACCATCGAAACTATTAACTAGGTCATAGAAACCACCAGAGATGTCTTTAGTTGTATCGTTTAGTAATACAGACTGTCTTACAATCTCAGCAGCTACGTCACCTTGTTTGTTTAGAACATCGGTGTAATCAACAGTAGCTACGTTTAACAAGCTTGTCCAATAAGAAGCTTCTTCAACAGCTCCAGCTACACGAATTAATGTTTCGTAATAACCTTCACCTACTTGTTGGAAATCTTCTAATCCTGCAAAACCTACTTGAGCAAGCTTATCAGCAGCAGCACCAAACACAGCTTCTAACTTCTCTTGAATCTCGTCACCAGTTAGACCTTTAAGATCAATCTTACCGATGTTTACAATCGCATTCTCTAACTTAGTTTTTACACTGTTAGTATCTGCTCCAAGAATATCTGTAGCAGAAAGAATTGAATCGTAGAAGCCTGTGAAGATTAGACTAAACTGTTGAGTCAGTGCTTCATCAGCAGCAGCGTATCGTGTACTGTTCTTAGTTGATGTTGTGATACCAAAAGTTTTCTTCTTCACTTGGACATCAATGTATTCAACTAAGTCAAAGCCTTTAGTAAGGATGTCACCAAGTTTCTGAGCATCACCAAACAAACCTTGACCTTTAATAGTTGTTTTAGAACCAAACAAACCGCCAAGTAAGCTACCTATCATTTTGTTGATACCTAAGAAATCTCCGATACCAGCGAATAAGGTGTTCCCTGCTTTTTGTAATAAGTTTCCTATAGAGTTCTGAGAGAACCCTTCGCTCACAGAGAACGTGCTACCACTCATTGCTTGACGCAAGATTAGGTTAGTCACACCACCAATGCTACTTTCAATGTTTCGTAAAGACTTCAACATTGCAGAAGTAAGAGGAAGCATTAAATCACTATTCTCAGATAGTAAATCAATAGAGTTAGCAATTGAAGCTGATTTAGCTTCTGAATCACCAAACACTGTACCTGTACCTTCGTTTGTAGCAGCAAAACTACCTGAAGCACTACCACCACCACTCAAAGATATTCCAATACCAGCTAACAAAGCAATCATTGCAGCAGCAGAAGCAAAACCAACAGGAGGAGGAGCATTAGCAGAAGCAGCTACAGCACCTTGAGCTTGAGCAACGTTTAAACCTACTTGAGCAGCAATCTTAGTTGCTGTTCCTGTAACAAACGCTACGGCATCTTGAGCATAACCAGTAAGTTTAGTAGCAATCATAGCAAGAGTGTCTTTCTTCTCCCAAATTGCGAATGCAATCTTAGAGGCTTGAAGAGCTTGCTCTAACACAGTTATTGCTTTATAACCCTTACTCTCTTCCTTGAAGAACGATTTAGCAAATTTCAACCCATCAGCATAGGCATCAATTGTCAAATCCCTTTTCTGTTTAAGAGCATCTTGTTCTGCTTTATTTTGTACAGCTAAGGCATCTGTGATTTCTTTGATTTGTTCTTGTGTTGTTGCTTGATCACGAGCAGCAGCTAGATCGAGTTGAGCTTGTTTGATTACACCTAGTTTATCATTAACATTAGTTAAACCTTCTAGATAAGCATTTACGCCATCGAGGGCATCTTTAAACGGATTACCAATATCACCAAACACGCCAAAATCAACACCGCTAAAATCACCAAACTGAGTAGACTTCATTTTGTCGATCATGTCTTGTTGTTCTTGTAATACAGACTTCAACTTCTCTTGTTGATATAGACGTTGTTTTTCTACAGTGTTTAAACCAACAGCACGTTCTTCAAAAGCGATCATGTCAGAGGTTAAACCCTTAGAAACATTCAACATCTGATAACGTAAATCTAAACTAGATTGATCTAAACCAAGTAACGCCTCTTCACGAATCTTTCTGTTAATCAAATCTTCATTAGCTTTGTTGCTCTCAATACGAGCTTTAGATAAAGATACAGCATGAGCATCAACAGCACCGTTCAGTATTTTTTGCAATACGATACGCTTTTGTTCGATATTGTTAATATCTTTATAAAGCTGTTCTTCTTGCTCTAAAATAACCTTCTGTTTCAACTCGTGCATTATCTGATCACGAGTCTTCTTCCCTTGTTTGTTCAAACCACCTGACATAAGGGCAAGTCTATCAAAAGCTAACTGAGTAGTAGCTTCTTCAATACTAAAACCTTCCGCAAGGTACTTGTTAAGACTGTTTTGTGTTTTATTCTGATCGTAAGCTATTTGTTGTTGAGTTAACAACTCGTTAGTGATCTTATTGATTAAAGTTTCAACACCTTCCGTATTAGCTTTAAATCCTGCTTGAGCTAGCTCTCTAGCTTGTTCGTAAGATGCACCTTTTTCGGTTAGTTCTGTGATTCTAGAAATAATGTCTAGTTCATCTTCTAGCCCAAATTGGTAGTCTAAACGAGATTGTACTTGCCTAGCTGTCACAACTTCTTGAGCTAACGCTGTTCCTACAATATTCTTAGCGTATTCTTTTTCAGCAGCTACACGAGCAACTTCAGTATCTACACCTTGTTGTAGTAACTTTTGCAAACGACCAACATAACCAATCTGATCTTGATAATTCCTAAGAGCATTGTCATACTCTTTCTTAGCATCTTCACGAGCTTTCTTAGCTTTAGCTTCTGCCTCGTCTTTCTTAGCTTGGATTTCACCTTGTTGTTTGAGTTGTTTAGCCTGTTCTTGAGTAATGTTATAAGTAACACGTAATTGCTCTTCAACTTTCTTCAAGTTCTCAGCATTAACAGCAACACCGTTTTGTTGTAGAAGAAGTTTAGCATACTCAGCAATTGCTTGCTGATCAGTCATTGCTTTCTTTTCTTTCTCTTGAATAACTAAGTCTTGGTTCTTTTGTTTAAGTTTACCAAGCAAGTCATCAACAGTTCCAGTTGCTACTGCTGTTTCTTTAACACCTAAACTTAATAGGTTATAACCAGAGATAATTTCACCAGTAGTTTCTAAAACAGCTTCATTACTACTACGATAGAAATCTAAGCCTTTACCAAGCTTAGCTGCTGCTGTATCAAACCCTGCTAAATCTAAACCCTTCTGTGCTAAAGCAATAAACTTCTCAAATGGTTTTAGAACAGTGATAACTAATCGTGTACCAATATCAGCAATAACGAAAGGAATCTTAGCTAACGTATCTACAATTGTAATGATAGCTACTTTTGTTACATCAAAGATGTTTTTCCATAAACCTGTCTTCTCACCAGCCTTAACTAACCATCCAACAACATCAACAAAACCACCAACGACAGAACCAACTAAATCCCAAATAACTTTCATTAAACCTAAGAAAGAATTTAATGTACTGTTACCATCTTTAAGACTTGCTAAGAAACTCTTACCAAAACCTTCTAGAGATTTAACTACACCACGAATACCTTCTACAATACTTTGTGTAAATCCTGTTTGTTGGTTAAACTCATTAACAAAGATTTGATACGCAACCATACCTTCGTTGAAAGCACCTGAAACAGTTTGACCCATCTTGGCAGCTTCATACTCTAACTGAATGAATTGATCAAGCAATGCAGCACTAACTAACCCTGATGTTAATTTACCAGCAGCAGACATTTCTTTTAGCTTCTGAGTAGCAATACCAGCACCATCGGCAATCGCTTGTAATAAGCGTGGAGATGCTTCAGCAAGAGATCGAAATTCGTCACCAGCCAGTTTACCAGAAGCCATTGCTTGCCCGAACTGGATCGTAGCAGATGCAGCTTCTTTAGTATTAGCACCACCAATAAGCATTGCTTTACCGAAAGCGTCTACAATAGCTGTAGTCTCAGCAACGCCACCTTTAATGCGTTGAATAGGTGGTAATAGTTGTGTAAATAACTTACCTGTATCAGCTAATGTTACACGGTTCTCTTTAGCAATCTCTCCCATTCTCTCTAATACTTCATTTACTTTAATATTAGCAGGAAGGTAGATGTTAAGACGTTGTGTTAAGTTAGTCATTTCATCTGCTGTTTCTACAAAACTAACAGCAAGGTCAGTCAATGCTGTAATAGTCCCATAGATAGCTGTAGACAGTAAAGCATATGCAGCAATACCACGTACAGATGCAAGAAGTGTACTATTATTCTTAGCAGCAGTTAAAGAGACAGGAGCTAGACTTCGCATTGATTGCTTAGTATCTTCTAGAGCTTTCTTATAGTTATTTAGAGTTGTAACATCAGCACCAGAAACTTCTAAACGAGCTAAACGACCTGACTCTGTTTTACCAAAACCTTCTTTCATGTATCTGATACGAGACTGTTCTAGTGAAACGGTTTTACTTCTTTCATCATTAATTCTCTTTTGAGCAGACAGTTCCTTATCTAATTGTTTTTGTTGTGCATCAGCAGCCTTCTTCTGTTCTAACTCAAGAGATTTGTAGTGGTTGTTTAGCTCTTGCATACCTTTGTTCTGTTTCTCAACAGCATCTAAGATACCTCCACCAAAAGACTTACTAGACATTTTCTCGTATTGAGCTAAAGTATTCTTAACAGCTTGTGCTTGCTTCTCTTGTTCTTTAGATAATCTCTCTAACCCTTTTTGGGTTTCAATCAAACCCTTGTTGTTAGAGAAAGCAGACATCAATTGATTTACTTGTGATGTAGTCCCACCCAACTGTCTAAAACTAGCTATAGCTGAAGCGGTTGTCTTATCTAAACCCTTACCAAGATACTCACCAATAAGTCTCTGTTTTTCTAAAGCTTTAGATGTTTTATCTACCTCTTTAACAACTTTCTTTTGACTGTTTTCAAATTCAGAAGCAGATTTCTTTCCTTTTGTACCAACCTGATCAACTTTACCAAGTAATGAATCAACTTCATTATTAGCTTCTTTCAGACCCTTAGCATCTACCTTAAACCCGATGTGGACTAAATCCATAATACTTCCTCACGTAACAATCTTACTTTTTCTTGTTTTGTTTTTCTTGTTCTTTATTATGGTGTTCTAACCACATCTTATCCCACACCCTAATTAATTCTAATTCATAAGGTTCAGGAAACTTACCCTCTAACGTAAAGAAAGCAAGCATTTCTTGATAGCTAATAGCACAAAAACCTCCAAAACCTCCTGACTGCCTAGTTTGATTTAAACGTAGAAAATACGTCCATGCAAATTCAGCAGCACTTGGAAGTAATGGAGGTTCTTCTTTTGCTTCTTGTAGTATCTTTTGTGCGTTACCCATAGAAGCTAAGAAAGGATTATTCCTAGCTGCTTCTATGTGATCATTTACAGTTGCTCCATCAGATGTTCTCTGTGTATGCTCTAACTGCCATGTGCAATATTCAATACAGTCTTCAAGAATATTGCTTAGATGAAATTTGCAGAGTTATCGCTTTCTTCCAACACTTGAGAGCGAACCCAATCAAGCTTAGTCATAATCATCTTAATGTTTTCAGGAGTTGGTTCGATAGGAACACCACCAGCTTCTAAACCAGTCCAAGTGATTACACGTACGCAAGCTGATTCAATCAGAGTAGCTTCTGCTTCATCTAAATCTACAGGTTGTTCACCCTTACCTTTACGCTTGTTCTGCAACTCTTTCATTTGCATTTTGTTGAACAAGTCTTTACTATATTTCTTAATCTTTGGAGATAAGTTACCACGTACAGTAATTTTAAAATCATCTGCGTAGCTACCATCAGGGAGTTTTACTTCAAACTCGTAACCTGTTTCTGCCTTATCTGCTAAATCTGTAACTTCAATATCAAACGCCATGTTGTGTTTCCTCAAAATAAATAAAAATAAAATAGGGAGGGAGCTTTCACCCTCATGCTGTTATTTATAAATAGTTATTAAACAAAAGAGAGCTTAAACTAAGCTACTATCTTGAATCATAATAGTTGTTGCCTGAAAACCGTTTGCACCAGTCCCTTTAAGAGCTTGGAATGAGTTTTGAGCTACAATACCTTTCTCACCATCATCTTTAGTATCAGTAGATAACTTAATACGTGGTAATGTGAATGTCATGAATCCAGCATTAGGAAGGTTATTCTCAGTAAGAGCCACTACCAAACTAATCTCCGTTTCATTCTTGAAGTAGTCGGAGAAAGTTCTGTCTTGGAAAAGTGTAGAGAAATCCCCATCTACAAGGATACGACCTTCGTAGATTTCTGGACGAATGTTACTACCAACAACAGCTTCAGAAGTCATATTACGATTAATATTGATATTCAAAGATGTCACAAGAGCTACAGGAGCACCATTCACAATCAAAGCACCATTTACTGCTGCAAAGATACCATTAGTACCTTGAGCTGTTGGGGTAGTGAAGTATTGTGATGTACCAGTTTGTTTTAAATCTTGACCCATGAAACCGAAGTCAATAGTTGTTAAACCAGTAGCAGGAAGAGCAATACCTACCGTGTTTACTTTATTACCAGTAGTGACTTCAGATTGACCAATATCAGAGAACCATTGTTCTACAGTGTATGAATCGTCCGTATGTCCTGTTGAAGGCACATATGTTGTTTTGCCTGTAGAAGTGTACGTGCCACCAGAAGCTACAGTTTCAGCAGTAAGTGTCGAACCGTTTAATACCAGAACAGTAGCAACAGTTGCCGTTAATGCAACAATCATTAAGTTCTTTGTGATGTTCCCTGCTGCAAAGCCAGCCAAACGAATCACATTGCCCACACAAACACCATCTGTTAACCAACTGCCTGTTGTACGTGTGATTGTATAGAAATTTGAACTTGCTGCGATAGTTGTACTACCTAACGCTGTTGGGGTTGCTGCTGTCCAGTTACGAGCTACAGCAGAAGCTAGAAAATCAGCGTAAGCTCCTGCACTTAGTTCACCAGAGATAGTACCTTCTACAGAGCGTACACCGTGTCGGAAGTCAACAGTTTGGTAGTCTTGTCGAATCTCTTCAGATTGATATGTTTCTTTTGTTAAGTTAAAATCAGAGGTTACTCGTCTAAGGTATTGAGCACCTGTTGCTGTTGGTAATTGTCCAAAAGTAGTTTCTTTTTTATAAGCTACTACCTTATTAATACCTGAAGCTGTTGCCATTATTTACTCCAATAATTATTGTGTATTTATTAAAATTATTTTAAATAGAGATTGAATTTTTATTATCAGAATTGTTTTAGTTTTACGAAGTTAAAACTGCTCCGAATAGTATTTAATTCTTATTGTGATCTCTGATCTATTATCATTAGTGTAGACAGTTGAAATATGTGGTGTCCTATCTACTATTATTTTATCCGAACCCTCAACTAACGTAGTGCCTCTTTTAAAATAATCTTTCACAAGTTCAGCCATTGCTGTAATGTTACCAACACCTTCACCTTTAGGGTATGACAATACAACTTGATAGAAACCTACTTCACGATGATAATTATCACCTAATGTTGGATTCTCAGGAGTTAAAGGAGCTAAAGCTGATCTTTGATAAGGTTGTCCAGTTTTAGGTGTGAACGAAACATTCTCAAAAGCTGTGTTGCTTGCACCTAAACCAGAAGGCATTGTTGTGAGTTTCTTTTCAAATGCACGTCTAATATTCTTTTGTGACACTTACACCTCACATCTTACTAACTTTATTTGCTACAGCTTCTAGAATAGCTACTGCTGTTACTACATTATTCCCAACAACATGATAACCACCTTTAGCTTTCCAACCATATTCAGGATTATCTTCCCAACCTTCTTCTACTTGCTGTGCGTAGTCTTTACTGTTTGTAATAAAAACTTCATCTTCTAAGTTGTATAACCCTGCTTTAGCCATTGCATCTAATGCTGCGCCTTGACCTTCTGTATCAGCACCACGAGTAGTAGGATCAACTTTACCTAAACCAACTGTCCAAGAGTTCTTGAAGTCACCAACATCGTTAGCAATTAAACCTTGTCTTGATGAGTAATAAGGAGCACCTAAAGGACTATCATCAACTAAAGTGATTGCGATCTTTTCAACAGATTCACCAACTAGAAGTTTACTCTTTAATTTAATCTTTTCTCTTAAAGCAGCAATTCCTTGTGACCCTTTATAATCTGCCATATTTGTATTCCTTTATACTTAGCAGCAAAACTTTATACTCTCACACAAAGAACTCGCCACATACAAACTTCACCTTGAGCTTCGTAATGTGTAACTTCTAATACTTCAACAGAGTCTTCTACACCAAGATAAATATCTGTAATCTTGTCACCAACTTTAGGTTTTGTAGGAAGATCACAAGTAGCTATCAGATAAGCTGTCAACTTCTTATCAACTAAGTTAGGAGATTTAACTTCTCTGTATTTTGGTTCTGTTTCAAACATCTTAATCGTGTGGAGTGTTGTTGTAGTTTCTACTGTCTGTGTTTCTTGATTATAAACTTCACTACCTACAGCTTCATAAACTCTTGTCTTACCGTGTTGAGCAATCAAACCTTGTGTATTTGATTTAAAGCGATTGCTTCTCATATCAACCATATTGAATACTCAATTAAAATGTGTAAGGATAACGCTTAAATACTTGTTGATTTGTATTTGTAGAACAAACAGCTTCACCATCTGTAGGAATACCAATATCTACATTAACAACATGGTTATCTAAGTTATCTACATTACTACGAATATCTGCTACACTGATTCCACCAGCATAAGGCATAGCATTCATAATATCGAAACTAAAACTAGGGTCTTTTAAGAACATCTGGAGAGATTTGTAATAGTTATTAAACCACTCTCCACCCCAGTCTTCGAGAACATCTGCCTTAGAGTGTGTATATTGTGATAAGATAAATGAAACAGTTAATGCACATGAACGTGCTGTCTTGTTTACGTTATTATTATTTATTGTTAGATAGTGAGTGATTTCATCATCACTTAGAAGGTCATAAGCTCTTCCAACAAGCCCCACCATTAATCTTACTTGCTCTGTCAATGTGAGTGCCATATATTTTCCTTCTTGTTAAATTCCAATACTAATGTAAACCGAAGGAAATCTCCGATTTACACTATATTAAAACTTAAAGTTATTTAAAACTTACGTCTTAATTAAACGCTTGCGCCAGCTACAGCACGTACTACTACTTGAGGACGACGCATAATATTTAAGAGGTTAGATTCAGACTCAATTTCAATCTTAGAACCTTTACCATCTTCGTACACAAACACGTATGCTTGCTCACCAAGAGTGTTAACAAGGTCAAACTTGTTAGCTGGAGAGAAGTAAGTCTTGAATGTATCAGCAGTACCTAATGGTAAGTAGTAAGCATCACCAGCAGGAATCAATGGTTGAGTTACACCAGAAGCATCTTTGAACTTACCGTTATAACGGATTAGTGTAATATCACCGTGACGGAATTGAGTCCAGTTACCGTTACGTAAAGGCTCTTGTGTGGATGTGTAGAACTTGTATGCTTCTTTAACACCAGCTTGAGAGATATACGCATCAAAGTAAGATGGTGAACATAGAGCAATAATCTCAGTAGGAGTTTCACCACTTAAGATGTTGTCTTGAATATGATCAACAATATCACGTTGTTTAGCTAATACGTCAGTAGCAGCATTAGATAAGTCCATAGCTACTTGCTTACGAGTTACACTAAAGTCGGTGTACACATTACCAACAACTGTACCATTAGGTGCGTAGATGTCACCAGAAGTAATCATCTTAGCACGAGCAGTTTCTAAAGTAATTGCATGAGACTTACGAATAGTCTCTAGCTTACGCATCTGTACAGCTTCTTTACGTTCAACACCTTCTTCACCATAAGCACGTTGACCTTGAATATCCTGTGGAGTGATATAGTCATCAAGTGGGAAGTGAGGAATTGCATAAGAACGCATTACACGAGAAGCATCTTTAGAAACGTTGTTACGTTCACCACGCACTTTATCACCAATTAAACCGATAACACGGTCAGAGTGTTCAAAAGTCACTGTATGTTGGGTAACAGGTTCTACATCAAAGATACCAAGTTGTGAGATTAGACCGTACTCGTTAGGAATCGAAACTAATTCTTCTGTTAAGTCAGTAACCTTAAAACCGTTACCGTAGTCACGAATAATCGCCATTGTTATATTTCTCCGTTATTGTTATTAGATTGAATCGTTAGCTAAAATGCGTACTGTAGCCAATGAAGCATAAGCAGCAGCTAATTTAGTAGCATCATCAAATGAGCTGTGTGGTTTTAAACCAGCTTTAGAAACAATAGCGTCACCACGAACAAGGGCTAAGACTTTTGTATCAGTTGTTGCAGGAAGAACTACATCTGCTGCAAGTTCGCTTTTACCAATCACAACAGCAACAGGGTTTTGTGAACCGTCACTTGCAGATTGAACAGACTCTTTATATTTACCAGTAGCAGTTACTTTACCAAGTAACATACCAAGTTTAAGTGTTTTAGCAGCATCGTTAACAACTACAAGTTCACGAGTAATAGCTAAAGAAGGCTCAACTTCATATTTAACTACGTTAGAGTAGCGTTGGCTGTCGGTTGAAATAATTGTCATATCTTAATTTTCCTTTATTATGCTTTTTTGTATTTAGCGTCAATCATGGCTTGAAGTGCAGACTTCTGAACTTGAACACCTTCATCTGGTGAACCTTGTTCTCTAAATAGAGCTTGATCTTCAACCTTTTGAGATAAAGATTTAACAACTTCTACAACGTCTTTAAACGCTTCATCTTCTAAGTTTTTAACTGCTTTGAATAGTTTTGCAGATGCTTCTACATCTTCTACAGCAGCTTTAACTTCTTGTTCACGAGCTTTTTCAATAGCTTCTTTTTCTTTTGCCTTGAATGCCTCGATCTCTTCTTTAGCTTTTTGAATCTCTTCTAACGCTTTTTGTAATTCTACTTCTTTAGCGTCATATTGAGCTTTTTCAATAGTCTCTTGTGTCATTGTATTTTCCTTTGTGTCGGCTATATTAGCCTCAGTTTGTTCAGGTTTTGAACTTAGTTCAGGCTTACCGCCACCATTGTCGTTAGACATTTCTTTCTTAACGAAAGACTTTTCAATAAATTCTTGATCTTGTAATAATGAAAGATACTGTTCTTCTGTTAGACCACTAATAAAATCTGCACTACCTTTAGCAAGAGTAGCTGATTTAAGAATCTCAATTCCTTTTAGTTGGTCTTGAATCCACATCTTTTTATCTTCATCTGTTGGTTCAGATGTTGGATAACCCCAACTGTCCACCATACCCATATCACGAGCTTTATCACGATACCAGCACCAGAACGACTCTCTGTCATATTCATTGTCATCATCCTCTGTATCTTGGTATCCAAACATTGCTGCAATAATTTCAGCATCGTCTTCCCAAACATGAAAGAATGTTTCTAAGAAATCAGGAAGAGAGAGTGTTACACGAATTTGTGATGCTTTCTGAATAAACTCTTCTGAGTATTTATCAGTTGCTTTAGTAACTAATGTAGTATATCCATTTGCTGCACCACCTTGCACCTTGTGGACAAGAGCTAAGTGAGAACCTTCCTTAGAGAAGTCAATGTCACTTAACCGTCTTTTAGCTTTTCGTTTTTCAGTCATCTTGTTCCTCTAATGATTCAGCTTGAGCAACGCCTCCAATTGAGACTCCAGAGTAGTCCCCAGACTTTACGCCTTCCCAAATCTCATCATCGTTAAACTGTAAAACAGACAACCAACTACCAGCTTTGATAATCGTTTCTCCCATCTGCATTTCAACAGGAGAGATATAACTTTCTACAATTGAGAAAGTCTCAGTATCAAAGAGGTGTAAAAGGTTTGCTTTACGACAATGTGTGTTGAAGTTATGACAGGCTTTACGAACTTCTGTAGCATCGTAAATATCACCATGTAGGTCAACTTCATCAGGAGAGAGTACAAGGAATGTTGCTTGTTTTAATTCTTCTTGTGCTTGCTTAAAAATAGGAACATTTGATGTTCGTTTCTTAACTGGCATTTAACCTACCCTTTTAATTATAGTTGTGAGTAAGCTTATATTTATTCTGTAGCAATTCTAATTGCCTTATAGCTGTATTATATAACCAAGAATTTACTTTGTAAACACTTTAATTAAATATTTTTATAAATATAAGCTAATCTCATTACTTTTTGTTATTGTTTAGCAAGGATAAGCTACCTTGCAATATTATATTGTTATCCAGCATTATCTAAGTTGTTATCGTTGTCATTACCTGCAACTGGCGTTCTTCTACTGCCACCTAAAGGATTAGCTAACTCTTGACCACTTTTACTTGTGTTATCTGTTAGCACTGTACTTAAATCAGTTCCTTCTGGTAATGAATCTAAACCAAGAAGATTAAGAATACGGTTAACAACTTCAGGAGTCTTAGGTAACATACCAATTGAACCAGTACGTTGTAAGAACTTAGAGACATCTTCTAAAGATACAGATTCTAAATCACTAACAGCCATGAAAGGTAATCGTTTAGGATTCCAACCGTTCATGCGACCAATCATAGGGATTAGGTGTTGGTTGATAACGTTACAAATCTCTTTCAGCTTAGCTTCAATAGCAATAGCAGATAAACTGTTCTTAATATTACCTAAAGCATAACTTCCTGTACTACCCTGACCCATTACAAGCAAATCTGCACTAAGGGCTGTTAAGATAGCATTGCTATAATACTGCTTGATACCTGAAGTATCATAAGCTTTACCGCCATCATTCTTTAAGAGTTCAACACTGAAAAGAGGTAACTTACTTACTTCATCATACACAGCAGGGATAATCAATCCTGCTTGTTGATTTACTTGTAAATTACGTGCAATATTCTTCCACTCATCATATTGTGCTTTTGTAGCTGCATCCGCATCAGTAGCCATGATTTGAGGTGGTAACTTAATTAATGGAATCCCACTTAAATCACGATGTATACCACAACTTTCCTGTTCTTCTACAGCAACTTTATACTTCCATGCGTAGTAACAAGCTTTCAACGGTGATTCACCAACAGGGGAATCTTTAACCTTGCCTAAGCGGAACAATAGGAACTTATTACGAGGAATAAAGATTTCTTCACCTTTTGAAGATAATAAGACTTTACCTCGTTTACCCATCTTAGCAACTGTTTGAGTTAATCCAACTAAGTTCTGTTCTTCATCATATTCCCATTTAGAAATACTGTCTTGAGAACGGATAGGAAGTTTACGAATACCTATCTTACCATCGTTAAACTTACTACCTTTAGATTCTAATCGTTTTCGTAAGATAATCTCATTAACACAGAACCCATACTTATTCATGCTACTAACTTCTTGAATGAAGTCCTGCCAAGATTGATCTTCCATGTCCTCTAAGCACTCTTGAAAGAACGTAGCATATTCTTTCTCTTGTTCTGTTGCTTCAGGATGTGGTTTGACTTTCATATCAGATTTAAGCATCATGTGTTCATAATAGTTCAATGCTGATGCAACTGTACTATCATAACCCATCTGCTTATATGTTAAGATACTTTGTGGGAATTGCAATTCTCGTTTAATTTCTTCCGAGATAATCCCATTATTTACCCTCAAACCAGAGTACCCTAATTGAGCAATTGTGTATTTCAAAGATTCTTGAGATGCTTTGGTAACATCTGTTGTTTCACTCATGTTTTATTCCTTGCATTAAAAATCTCTTGAAAATGGATTTGATTGTGTAAAAGATGTGATACTAAAGTTAGGGAGAACAGCTTGTCTGCTTATGTAGTTGTAAGAATCACTGGTACTATCGACACAATCGTCATGCCCTTTCCTACCACCATCAAATTGCTCTAATTCATTTAAATAATAGTTATTCCACTGTTCTTCTACAGGATAACCTTCATCACTAACGTATTGAACATACCCTGCTTCAGCCATTGCAGCGAAAGCACCAAAGCGTAATACCTTATTAGCTTTAGGTTTAATCAATCTAACTGTGAACCCATACTCAGCTAATTTTGCCTGTAGTGTCTTAGCGTAAGATTGACTGCTTGCACCAGCATCGAGAGGAAGGGTAATAACTACATCTCTGCCATCTCGTAGGGCTGTGTTTAGGATTAATTCTTCTACACCTAAAAACTTCTTACGACATCTGACTACATGTTCAATTGTATAAATCTTGTTTTTATCTTTTGACATTAATACCCCTGCTGTATAATCGGGGTCTTTATAAGTTTCACTTGGTTCAGATGCAGCTAAATCCCAAGAACGTACACGACTAACAACGTGTAACGGAGGTACTTTAATCTTTGTAACCCAATCACGTTTGAAATAGCCAGTTGATTCTTCACGAGCTGTCCAACTCCCGTATAGGAGTCGATCTTGTTCTACACGAGATAATGTTTTTAAGTTACCAATGTACGCTTTAGAGATGTATGGGTTATCATAAACTGTACTACCAATGACACACATTGACTTAACACCGTTGTCACCATCTGTACCGTAAACCTTTTCAGCTTCTTCTCGTGTATCGTACCAATCTAAGCTGCCGTCACGTTGTTTAACAAAATAACGGGTAACACCTTTCTTAGCAGGATCAGGAATACCAGTTTCAGGGTCTAACCACCACCAAATCCAATCTTTAAGGAAAGAATCACAATGAGGGTTTGTTGCACCAACTAGACATGCTTTATGGTCTAACTCTGCCGAAGCATTACGATTACGAGAGAGGAGATATGTTACCATCTCTTCTGTAAACTCTGTCATCTCATCGAAAGCAATATAGTCTGCTTGGAGACCTTTGAACTTCTCCTTTGCTGCTTCGTTTTCATAGTGACTAAACTGTAAAGATGCTCCACTGGGGAACGTAATCTTCATATGTTTAATACTAATCTTTAACTTATTACCATACACTTTGCTAAATAATGATTTAGCTTCTTCCCAAAGACCACCTTGAGATGTTAGCTGTGTTGATGTTCTTCGGAAGATTACGCCCCGTGAATGGGGGCAATTTACATACCTAAACCAACGTAATAAAATAGAATATGATTTACTACTACCAGCACTACCACTTGCAATAGTAATATCAGCATCAGAGTTAATAAATAACTCTTGCGGTAGACTTGCTGGAGCAATGACTTCTCTTTGTTTTTGTTCTTGCATTGCTTACCTTTAAATTAGTTGAAGGGAGTCTTACGACTTCCCTCCGTTTAACACAGTAAAAGATACAACAGGAGTGTCGTCATCTTCTTCAATAATATCATCAGCTTTATTGATAACAGGCTTATCTAGATCATCCATCATTTCTTGATAGACTTTCATAATAAATGCACTGATCTTAATCTTAGCTGCTTCTGATGTATTTTCATCATCTAGTAGTTTAGCCAGAACTGTAATTGCTTTGTTGTTGAGAGGTTTTAATTTTCTCAACGTTTTACGCATATCTAGCTCGCGTATTTCTGCTCCAGAAAGAGACTTAGGATTAACTAAGTCCTTACCTGAACCACGACCTTTAGGGTTTCCGCTAACCCCTTTCTTAAACGGCATTCATTTCTCCGAAAATAGTTAAACCAAGCTCACTCAATGCTGCTTGCCAATTCTCTTGAGCATCGCCATCTAACACTAAACGCTCATATAAAAACTCAAGTGCAGGAGCTAACTCAGCAGGGACTACCTGTTGTCGCAAATCATCATCAGAAAACAGGGCATAATCTTCTGGCTTCCACCATGAATGACAGCCCCAATAGATTGCGCCTGTACTGTCAATTAACTTTACAGATAGATTGTTTTCACCACATCCATACAACTCTGCGATTTGATTGATAGCGTCTTTGTGGGCATCGGGGATGATGTTTACTACGGATAAGTTGAATTTCATACACCAGCCCTCTTGTTGAATTCTCGCGTAATTGCTGAGGTTTCACTAGGAGTTAAAGCCCTGTTAATCACAATCAGTCCACAATGGTCAGTGTTGTCATTGTATGGTGTAGGGATTGTTTGATTTGTGAGAATCTGAGTTCCCACATTTGGAACGGCTCGAATCACTGTGCAGCCTGTGAGTTGTGCAGGTAGTGTTGTTGTAAGCTTGTCGTCTACAGTGTCGTAGTCTAGTCGTTGAGGTGATGCGACAAGTAATGGACGCATTGATGATGTGGATTGGTAGGCGTGGTTGCCTGCTAGACCCTTAACACTAATATTGTCAATTGTTGCAGTCGTTCCGTTAATTCTTGCCCTAATGTAAACATTGGCTGATTGTGCAACAATGTATTCAGTGTAAGTACCAGCAGTTGCTCTAATAGTCCCCAAGTTTGACCCCATAGCGCAACTAACAGACCCACCAGAAATACTGATGATAGTGTACGTTACTTTATAGAGCTGACCTACGATGAAGTTCGTTGGGTTTGCTTGTAGCACGAGTGCCCCTGACTCTGCGTTATTGAAATTAACTACCCCACCTGAAATTGTTACTGTTCCGCTTGTTATCCAGCTTGTCGCCCCTGAGCTAAAATCACCATTCAAAACCAATTCAGAACTTAGCGTAAGACCCTTACTCTTATCCAGCATCAACCCTACAGCCTGCCCCACACCAGTGACAGGCACAGTCCCCGCTGCATCTTGATACATTGTAGATAGATCATTCGGATCGTAAGCAAAACCTTGCTCATTGTTTGCGAATAGGGATTTGATGATTTGGTTAAGTGTCAAATTAAAAACATTACCAACATTACCAAATGTTCTTGAAAAAATACTACTTATATCATTACTCAACACTGAGGATTTTCTTGAATAGATCATAGTTATACTTCTGATGTTAAGACAGTAATTTCAATAGTTTCTGCTGTTGGTGTCCATGCCCATAAAGGAAAACCAGCAGAAACAGATAGGTCGTTAGTTAAGATTTGACAATAAGGCGTAGTTAAAGGGTTTGGAGAAGCTGTTGTACAAGTAAAGCGTGTATTAGAACCACGAATCTCTTGGATATAAGCAGCCTTAGTTCCATTTAAGATTTGTGTTGGAGTTTGTGTTAGTGTAAATTTTTGAGCAGCCATTTTTATATCTCTTATTCAATTGTTTTTAGAATCTTGTATTATTGTATGTATTAACGACCACTCTAACCTGTCTTAATACTGAGAACACAGAAGTTGTTCCCCTCTCCACAACTAAAGCTGACATTGCATCAGCTAAATGTTATTATTTATTGTTGTTTTCTTTCTTATTATAAAACTGATTTATCAAGTAGGGCGTATGTTAAACTTAGCTGATACTATGTAACCACGAATGCTTACACTAACGGTTCGTTCAATAGTCTTTTAGACTTCCACCTACCTCTGTTTACACCTAACAGATTCGTCACAAAGGGTTGTTATATGCAAGGATGACGGTGAACATATACAACTAACATCTTACGATTGATAAAACTGAATCAGTTGGTAGTCTATTCCTGCCTGTCAACTATCGTCACCCTCCTCAACTAAACAGAGACTTTGGGAGGCTATGAGACCCATAAGGGTTTCTGTGTATCTCAACACTTCATCAGTCATATTAACTTGTCTCTGCCTGAGCAACTACTTCGATAGTGGTGTTGCTGTAGGACTATTTTGTCTTTCGACAATCTTTAATATACAGGATACCCATCAATAGATGGGATTCTTCTGAGGAGTAACACAACCATAAAACATTTGCTGTTCTACAATACCTTCAAACTTTACATCTTTATTATAATCTAAATCTCGTAAACTCTTATTCACTTCATCACGACAGACATTACAGAAAGTTTCCTCAATCTTCGACCCATCAGAGAGTGTTCTCATTCCTGTTGTTCTTCGTAGCACTACGTTACAGCATACACATCTACCTGACATCAAACACCTCTTATTATTATCTTAAATACTTCCCTTTTACCGACACAGATAAGGGTGATCTGCTATGAGGACAATTCTTTACCTGCCCTGTCTAGATTGTTTTATCTTCGTATAAGATACTTCTGTCAACACAAGGAACGCATTAATCTTCTCTTACACCACGACAATCCTAAGCGTACTTGTTAAACTTGTTTTAACATCTTAAACATGAAGTAATCTGTAACGACATTGCAAATAGTTACACAGACAGTCTAAATTAACGCGCTTGGGATAATCATCAACAACTGAAAGGATGCTCTCGACCAATTACTTCTGTTTAAAATCTCATTAATTAGATTGACTAACTTCACAGATTAGTCTTGAGGGATATGAATAATATTCAACATCCAACACCGTTTAATAGCCTACCTATTAGCACCCACCACACAACTCAGTAACGCCAAGTCAATTGTGTGTTTGTTTCACTACATCTTTCAGGGATGGTTGTATTTACTCGTTACCCTCAACAACCTCATGTGCATGACTTTAAAATTTGGCAGAGAGCATCTTAATCGAAAAGAATGCACAAAGTACACAATCTGTTTAGCAAACAGTTTCCAAGACCTCTTGGATTTACTCTCTGTGGCGGAAGGTGAGAGGGTCGAACTCTCAAGGCTTTTACACTCGACTGTTTTCAAGACAGCTCCCATCGCCAGCTATTGGGTTGACCTTCCAGATGACCTCTTGTGAACACGGGAGAGGTCTTAACCGTTTTACACACAAGACAACATGGTCTGCTGCACGCAACAGATAAGATAGTCTGCTATCTCGTATCTTTCAATCTACATTTCAACCAACAAATCCCGAAGCAATTGCGTCTATCGGAGGAGGTTAGGTAGTGGAACACCTATTAAGTAACCAAACAGTTTGAGCGTCTATCGAAGTGTCCCGATACAGCACAAGAGCAACCTCTCATTCTAGGCTTGTTTGGTGTTATTTAACTACAAATCCCAACCTTCGTTTATGGTTTTAGGATTACATCCTTCTTTACCAAATCTCCTACAATCTGATACCTTCTTTCATAGAATTTCTCCGATTATAGAAATTTGGAGTCCTCACAGTGAATCGAACACTTCGGCTACCTTCCCTCTGTTTAATGCCACAAGCTTAGAAGACTCGTGAGGGGAGCAAGGACAACAATTAGTGTCGGTTACAATTATCCGACTCCACTAGCTAACTGTATTCCGAAGGAGATGACAGAATAAAGTCAGATGGATGACATAGGAGACAACTTTAAATCTTGGAGTAGGGTTGGTGTCCCTACGGCTTGCAAGAGGAGTAGGAGTTCCTGATCAAGCACCTTCAGCGACAAGAATTAACATGTATTTTCTAGTGGCTATATAGACATATTAACCCACGATCTTCAACCTGTCAACCCCTTTTCAGCACATAAACCAACCAAAACACACAAAAATATCAAAATTTATATAAATTCTTATGAAATTTACACCAAATCACGTTTAATTCACAACAACTAGCACCAAATGGGTATAAATTTAATAAAATACGTTCTTGTCTAAGAGCAACACCAAACACAATTAGTCAAGATAACGCAGTTAAACCTGTTTACACCTCAAACAGAAGTGATTATATAAATTATACATACAAAGACTAAATGAGATACATTCTTAATAAGAATACTACTGTATGTGATCTAATCCCTATTAGATATGTAATAAGAATATTAATATATATACTAATTATATATATATAGTTTATTATATTTATATAAATAAATCTAATTGTCTAGAATCATACATAGCTCATGTATTCTAGATATATAATATTATTTGTTTTTAATTAATATAGCTAATCCCCTTACCCCTTGATTTAAATTTAACATCGGTGTCAAGTCTTGTCAAGTACCTAAAATCAAAGTTTTTTGTAACAATGACGTAAGTGTAAGAAAAATAAGAAATTAAATATATTTTGGTTTGTGTGCTAAAACCTATTGACGTAGCTAAATTCTAGTTGTATAATCGAACTTAGAAACAAAGAAATTATCAGATTGTAGGAGATTTGGTAATTCTAAACAAACTAATTTAGCTAAAGAGGAAATATATTATGGCGTTTGTAGTAAATCAAGATGAGACTGTATCGGTAACAGCGTACTCATTGCACGAGTTTGCATTTGACCTAGCTTATCTAGGAAGTAAAGGTTTTACACCTTCACTTGAGAATAAGTACTGTCCGTGGGGAGGTATCTCAGGTGGTATGTATAACGCAACATTGGTGAAGTTGACTGATTATTACATTGACTTACAAGGTAATCACATCAACGCTCCGAAAGATGATGTTGAAGTAGCTGTTGAGAGTGTAAAGCAAGTGACAACATCTAGTGTTGAACAAGATGTAGAAGAAACTCCACCAGTTGTGCAAACAACTCGTACACGAAATAAGAAAACAAATACGTGAGGTGTTGAATGACAGAGGAACGAAAGTTTGTGTTGGAATTAATCAAATTATTAGTTCCTCCTGAACATTATAAAATTATGTGCGGTTGTGATACAGAAAGTCTTAAAGATTATTGTCTAGGTACAATAGAAACAAGAGTCCTAGCTATTGATTATCTGATTGGTAGGTTAGAACACTTCGACAAGGTTACAGAAACAAACTAAAATAAATTAACACAACATCTTGCATATCTTCTTGGTGTTGTGTTATAAAAGATTATATTATTCAATATAACAACGAAGGAGATGTAGAATGAGCAATAATGCACAACGTTATTCAGGTCATGGTGATCGTGGTGTAAAAGGTCGTGGGAAGAAAGGTGATCGTAATACAAACAACCGTGAAAACAAAGTCAATCACGTTGGTAACTCAGAACCTAAACAAAAGTGGGAAGAAGATCGAGTAGAGCGTGGTAAAGCTATCCACATTCAGCCAAAGAACTTCCACCAAGAGCAGTTCTTAAAGAGTATGCGACAAAACATTATCACTATCGGAACTGGCTCTGCTGGAACAGGAAAAAGTTACTTAGCTTGTCGATATGCTGCATCAGAATTGTTGGCTGGAAACATTCGTAAGATTATTATTACACGACCTTATGTTGCTGTATCGAATCGTACAACAGGATATAAGCCTGGGGAAGATTTAGATAAACTTCGTCCTTTCGTATTACCTCTACTCGGTTACTTATCTGAGGTGCTTGGTAAAGGTATGGTTGAAGAACAACTATTTCTTGCTGATAAGATTGAGTTAGCTCCTTTAGAATCTATACGCGGTCGAAACTTTGAGAACGCAATCCTAATTGTGGATGAGGCAGCTAACACAACGATTGGAGAGATACAAGCTCTTACAACACGAATTGGTGAGAACTGTCGTATTTTCTGTATTGGTGATTGCGCACAATCGGATACACGAGAAAATGGTTTGAAGTGGTTTGAAGATTTGGTAATCAAACATTACATTCCTGATGTCGGTGTTGTTCGATTCAACCATGATGACATTGTTCGATCTGAGATGGTTAAGCAATTAGTTATAGCATTTGAACGGGAAGGTGGTTATGTCAGTTAATAAAGGAGATTTGAAATGATTTATTTTGTATTTTGGTATTTAGTGTTTGTTCTCGCAATGACATCACTATTCGAGTTATACAAGTGTGTTTCTGTAAAAGGAACTAATGGAGAGAAAGTTGGTTTACTGATTGGAACGATCTTCCGACAAGGTGTTACAGCTATTTTCTTATACGCTGTTTATCCTGTATTACAATTTGTTTGATAAGGAGATTTAAATGACTAAACATAAAATGAATAACGAGTTTGATTTTGAAATGTTACAGATTCCTAATCAAATCTCTAAGCTACGAAATAAAGAGATTGTATCACAGTTTTATGATTACAAATTGTTTGGAGACATCACAGAAGTTGATAATTACTTTGATTTAATTGATGTTCTTAACGATGCTTCTCCTGATGATGAATTTATTATTCGTATTCATTCAGGAGGTGGTTTGTTAGGAACAGCAGACGTAATCATTAATGCGATCCAAACAACACAAGCTCACGTACATGGTCACATTGAGAGTTTATGTGGAAGTGCAGCAACAATGGTGTTCTTAGCTTGCCATTCTTACTCTGTTTCACCTCGATCTACCTTCTTCGTACATACTGCCTCGTCTGGTGCGATTGGTAAAGAGCATGAAAACTACGCTTCAATTATGTTTGATAGAAAACGAATCCACAGTGTAATTAAAGAAACTTATGCAGGATTGTTGACAGAGGGTGAGATTACTAATGTCTTAAACGGTCAAGACTACTACTTTGATGCTGAAGAACTTATGGAACGATTAGAGAAGTATTCTGATTATCAACGAGAGATGTTTGAATCTGAGTTAGAAGCTTTACAAAAGGAAGAAGAAGCCGAACAACCTTCACCAAAAGCTAAAAAGAAAATCTTGTTAAATTAATTGACACATAAGGATGTGGTGAGGTAAACTTGCTGCATCCTATTTTTATGTTTGAAGGAGAAGTAAATGTTGTCGTTATTGGAAAGGGTTAAGAACACCTTACAGTTAATACCAAATGAGTTTAGTGAACAAGAGATAACTCAAATCAAAGACATTTTTGGAGGAAATCTTCACAGTAAAAAGGCTTATTCTTTATATAACCCAGACAAATTGCTATCAGAATCTTGTCAATGGTATGATGACATACTTTATGTAGATTATGGATATGAAACAAGCTTGACAATTCGAAAAGGTGTTGTGACGGTAAATAAATACAGACTTTCTTATACTAGAAAAGATCCAATAAGTTATATTCCAGTACAACACGGATTATTTTCTTTTGAAGAGACTTGGGAGACTTTAGATGATCTTAGAACGATAGCAACTAAATGGAAAGGACATGGAAATTAAAGATATTATTGAACAACAGAAACTAGAGAAAGCTCTTGAACGTAGTAAGAAGAAGCAAGATGATTTTACACGTAAAGAGTTTCTTAAAGATTGTTATAAGTTTTGGAAGGAATACAAGAAAATTGAACATCCTTACACTTGGTGGTCAGGTTGGTTTAGTTTATGGAACATGATTGATACTTTTTATTTAGATTGGTACAGATTAGACGCTCCTAAAGCCTACAAACAAAATAGTTGGTTTGAAAACAAGTGGAAAGTGACTGATGAAATGTTCCATGTAAGGGTGTATAGAAAAGCTGATCCAAAAGAAAGAAGTATTTACTTTCATTATTGACAAAGGAAAACTAATTATGTTAGATTATATTGTAAGGTTGTTTTGTATGATTCTAGGGGTATTGTTAGTTATCGCAATAATTCCTCTGGTTGTCGTATTTATTGGACATGTAGTATGCGCTATGCTAGTGTTCTATGTGATTTGGTTTATTATTTTGTTATTTAAATAGGAGATGTGAAATGTTATTAAATATTGAAGCTAAAGAAATAAACGGTTATAAAATCTTTGACATTCTTGATGATGGTATATATGTTGCTAAGTCAAAAGAAGATTTAATGGAGTATGTACGAAATTACGGTAACGTTGAAGAAGTTTACGGTGTAACTGAACAAGAACTTTTTGATGAAATTGAAGAAATTCCTTTAACTTCAGATGAAGTTGTTACTGCTAAAAATTGGGATCACGATTACTGTAAATGTATTTATGATATTTATAAGAGTATTGCAGAAAATGATAGTGGTACAGAAATTATCTTAACTTATAATGCTTAAGGAGACACAGAATGAGTAATCTTAAAAACAAAACAATCGTAATTGTATTTGAGAATAAATCTGACGAGATCGAAGAACAAGCTGTTAGTGTTTATCAGAAACTTAAAGGATTAGATTTAAATGCAATGTTTGGAACAAGTAAGAATCAACTTGCTTTAATCGAACAATATGGATATGATTTAGTTTATCTATTCTTGTACGATGGAAAAGAGGTTATGCACCCATCACAAGGCGAATCGTTATACCATCTTTACGATGTGACACAACCGAATAACTTTTGGTTAGATGATTTTACAAGAGTGTTTGATGCTGTAGCTTATTTTGAAGCTGTTGAAGAGGAATTAAGAGTATGAAAGTATACACATTAAACTCTTTTGCTCAAGATGATGAAACAGGACGCTTCACTGAGTATTACGATAATCATGGAGTATTCATTATGAAGCATTATGCTGAACAGTTTGCAGATCAACATGCTTTAGAACACCAAGAAGTGTTTGGTGAAACTTTACATTATGTCATTGAGGAGTTTGAATTGTGATATTTAAATTCCTAAAACAACTGATATGTTTCCATAAATATGAAAGTGAATACGATAATACACCAAGCGTATTTGATGATGAGTGGTATGAACGGTGCAGATATTGTGGTAAAGAACGTAAGGTAAAGAAAGTTATTATTTAAGGAGAAAGTTATGCAATTATTATATATCAACTCTGATTTTGATGAACATGAATTAGAAACCAAAGTATACACATCTATTGAAGATTTTGTAAAAGATAGAATCGGTATTGCTTATAATATTACAGACTTAGAAATTCTAGCCGAAGATAGTGATAATATGGATGAGATATTTGTCTTAGAGTTATTGAAGACAGGTTCACATGAAGGTGAGTGGAGTACAGAAGAAGTTTGGTTACTAGAAGATGGTAAATTCAAACAAGGCATTATTTAAGGAGGTAGGGTATGGCTAACGTTTTCTTCATCGGAGACATTCACGGAGGACACAAGAATGTCCATAAATTCCGTAAACAGTTCGATTCAGAAGAAGATCATTACCAACACGTAAAAGATAACTTTCACAAAGTTGTTAAGAAACGAGATAAGGTTTTCTTTATGGGAGATACAGCATTCACATTAGAGAGGTTGAAAGATATTTCTACATGGGTTTGTGATCGTAAGGTGCTTATTTGTGGAAATCATTGTCACACTGAAGACACAGAACTATTAACATCAAAAGGATTTGTTAATGTAGGCGAAATTACAAAAGATTGTGAAGTAGCTTCTGTTGACTTGAGCAGTGGTATTATGGAATTTGTAAAACCTTTGAGGGTTGTTGTAAATGAGAGTTCTCAGACATATTCTGTTAAAGGTGTTTGGTTAGATGAGAGGGTTTCAAGTGGTCATAATATTGTGTTAGACGGTAAATTAACTCCTGTTAAGGACTCCGTTGGTTCTTACACAAATCAAAGATTTACGCTTTCAGCTAAATGTAAAGGTTTGGGAGTTGAAACCACCAATAATATGATTAGACTGTTGACATGGATCGTAATGGATGGGACGCTTGTAAGATGCTCAGATAAAAAGACAAGAGTTCAATTTAAACTATCAAAGGAGAGAAAAATTGAACGCCTTGAAAATTTGTTATTAGAGATGGGAGTTCCTTATACTAAGAGGATGTGTAAGAAATGTGGGGTAAATAAGTTACAACCGTATTATATCAGAATTTACGGAGAATACTCCTTGATGCTACATAAGATTCTTGAGGATAAGAAACAGTTACCTAACTCATGGAGAAACTTATCTGAAGAGCAGGTGAAAGTCTTTCTTGAAGAATTATCTGTAACGGACGCAACAAAAGAGGTTAATAAAATTCGTTGGAATACAACTTCAAAGAATGATGTAGATGTTGTTCAAGAAGCTTGCGTAAAAAATGGAATTTCATTTTATTTTGAAGAAAGACAAAATATTAGTGGTTTTAAGAACGGTAAACAGCAGTACGTTTGTAGTATTTGTGATGGTACAAATATTATTTCAAGTAAGGCTGTAACTATTGAACCAACAGGCTGTTTAGAAAGAACGGTAGGTGTTACTGTGAAACATGGAACAGTTGTTTCTAGAAGAAACGGTAAGGTTTCAGTAACAGGTAATTGCACAGACAACATCCCTATGAAGGTGTTATGTGAATACTTTGACGAAGTATACTCTTTGTATAAATGGCATGAGTTTTGGTTATCTCACTGTCCAATCCATCCAGACGAGTTACGTGGTAAAGTGAACTTACATGCACACGTTCATCACGCTACACTGAACGATAAACGTTATTTCAACACAAGTTTAGAGAACACAGGATTTTATCCAGTTGATTTAAACTTTATCCGTTCTGAAATTAAGTTGTTTGATTAGGAGAACACAAATGGAACAGAAAGAAATGATTGCTCTAAATGATCTTCGTAAAGCTTTGTTATCCATTAATGGAGCTTTTCTTAGATTGGGGGTAAATAAAGATGATGTGTTAATTGTACTACCTGTTGGTGACTTTACATACTTTAGTAATGTACTATCTTCAGGAGTTGGAACACTGTCTAATTTCTATATTAAAGTGAGTGAAGATGAATTTACTTTATCAGGGTTGAGGGTTACAAAGCTAGCAACTAAGGGTTAAGGAGTGGTATATGATTACAAAAATCATTGATGGGTTGTACGGAACAGACTGGACTAAAGTTTATGAAGTTAGAAAAGGAGGTTGTTATTGCCTTTCCCTTACAACAGACTTAGAAACTTATTTAGAAGTTGAAGGTAGTGAAGAAGAGTGTGTTGATGAATTTATCAAAGAACTCAAAAGTAGTAATTTGATTTATGATTGCACAGTTTATGTAAAGCAAGAGAAAAGATTAAAGAGTGGTGGTGATTATGGCAACACAACATGAATTAGATATTGTTTATATGTCAAATGCGGTCAACATGGCTACTTTGTCTAAAGCTGTAAGAAAGAAAGTTGGGTGTGTTTTAGTTACTCCAGAATCTATTCAAATAGGTTCATTTAACGGAACACCTAGTGGGTGGGATAATAATTGTGAATATGAAGAAGTTACAGATGACCCTCACTTTAAACCAGATACGTTTTTAGTGAGCAAGCCTACCGTAATACATGCAGAACTCAACGCAATCCTTCATGCTGCTCGTCAAGGAGTAAGTGTTAAAGGAGCAACTTTATACACAACATTGAGTTGCTGTGTGCAATGTAGTGCAATGGTCGCTCAAGCTGGCGTTAAGAGAGTCGTGTACAAGGAAGAATACAGAGATCGTTCTGGTATCAATCTGCTTATAGAAAATGACATCATAGTAGAAAAACTTACATAAACGTATTGACATCTTGAAGAATAAGCTTTAGGATGTTTTAAAAACAAAGGAGATTTTTAAAATGAAATTTAGTAAAGAACAAATTACTCACATTGGTACATTTGAGAACGGAGCTACAACATACATGCGAAAGAATAAGTGTGGACAATGGAATGTTTTAACTCTTGATCGCAAAGGATACCGATGGGATATGTTGAATTACTTAAATTATCCAAAGTCAATTTACGAGGTAACACAAAAAGAGCTAGAAGATCACGTATTTGAATCAACACGGCAATTAAAGGAGACAAAACATGAAAAATCTAATTCTTAATATATTCTCTGTAATATTGTTATCATGTCACCCTGTTTCTGTATCTGCTGAAGTAATTGATAACAGCTTAAACGTTACAGGATTACAACTAACATTATGTGAAGAAATAGCTGATTTCTCTCAGAGTGTTTCATTAGCACATCAACATAACATCTCTTACGAATATGTTAAAAGTATTGCTCCAGAAGCTAATACACAAGCAGAGAAGCATATTAAGATTGTTCTTGATGCAATTATGTACGAAGCATATCAACTCCCTATTGTTGAAGGCAATGTAGATAAGATGCTATTGAGTGAAGAGTTTAGTAAACAAGTTTATTTGGTTTGTGTAGGAGACTGGGTATGATTAAGAAGTTTAAAGAAGTGACGCTTGAGTTACATACAGACAATTTAGGAAAACATAACATTAGATTAGACAATGTTCTAAATGGTCAATATATTAATCTACTAACAACAACAGATAAATTACAAGCGTTGGTGTTGTTTCAGGATTTATACGATGTGTTAGAAAAACATAAGGAGAATTAATTTATGGAAATTGCTACATTAATCTTCATCTTATCTTTCTTAGCTATTGTTGCTACATTAGTTGTATCGGCAACACGATATATGTGTGAGCAGAAGAGTAAGGTAAGTAGAAATAGTTATAGTTTAACAAAAGAGAAAGCTGAACGAATCTCTAAGAATACAGAAATGTCATACTTAACTAAATACGGACAAAACTGTAACTCTGAATCTACAGAAATACTTGCAGATAGAGAAATAAGCAACCCTATTGTTGGTAAACTCTCTTATGAACTTGACACTTCTTGGTATCAAAAAGAAGTAAACGAAACACAAGAGAAATGGAAACTCACCATTCCTAAACATTCAACACGTATTAAGAATCGTAATAAACGTAAAGGACGCAGTAAAGGTGTCAGGAGTAAGAAGAAATGAAAGTTTATATCTTAAAATCTGTAGATTGGGAATTAAATAAATACACAGAAGGGGTATTCTCATCTTTTTCAGCAATGGTTACATGGTTAAAGAATGAACATGGTTATGAATCTGAATTAGATGAATCTTCAAACGAGTTATACGGTGTATTTAAGAAAGAGACCAACCTAGAGAGTCTGATGGAGACTTTTAAACTTCATTATGAAGTGCATGATCTAATCGGAGAACAATGTTCTCGTACTGGTTGTTTGAAGTTAGATTAGGAGGTTTTATGGAAACAGTGTATTACTTTATAATCTACACATTGTTATTGGTGTTCTGTATAGGAAAACTTCTACTCATATTTGGTCAAGACCCTAAGTCACCGATTATGAAAACTTTAACTGTGTTACTTATACTCACTTTCTGTGTTGGGTTTGCTTTAACACCGTTTATAATTTAAGGGCTTAATTGCCCTTTTTCTTTGCCTATTATTTAATAAAGTATTGACAAATTAATTTTATAACCTTAGAATACAAATATGTTTAATTAAAGGAGATTGTTATGAATATTAAAGAACGTATCAAACAAGATATTGCTAAGTTGACAGTATCCGAAGAAATTGAGATGTTACGTGTTGCCTTAAAAGACTATATAGTGCAATTAAACACTTACTTGTATCAACAAAGCAATATGACTTTTGATTATTATGGCGGTTGTTTTCATAATCATGGATATTTTGATTTCGATAAGGATGTTCTATTTCACCTAGATTGTGGTAATAACTCGGTTACAGTTCGACTTTGGTGTAATACGGCTTTTGATGCTGAGTTTAAATTCTTTGCTAAGACAGGTAACTTAACATACTGGTCACACACAGTTAAATCTTTACAAACTAAAGACAAGATAAAAGATTTAGTGCAGAACATTAATAAACGAGTAAAGGAGTTACAATGAAATTACTACAGAAAGATACACAAATAACTTGGACAGTAGACAACCTACTTAAAGAAGGTTTTATTAAGGTAGGAAGTAAAACTTATGAGGAATATTGGAAGAATACAAAGACAGATGATATTTTAACTCTTTCTGTTGTTGATGATTATGAAATTAAGGATGTTAATATAGAAGTAACTAGAAAGATAAATGGTTATTCTGTCTCACTAAAGAAACCAAATGTGATAGAGTTGTATATTGATGGGTGGTTAGCACGTTGTAGTAACAGCTATGATAACTTACAAGCAAGGTTGTTTGAATTACTCTTTGACAAGATTCCTTTAACAGACAGGACAACCAAAGAAGTTATGGAATTATACTTTAACATACAATTACTATTTGATATTGCAAAACAGGAGCTATGAAATGCTACCTCTTACCAAAGAAGAGATTTCTGAATTAATCAAGCAGAAAGAAGAACGAGATAAAGTCTTTGAGCACGAAGAACAAGAACGTGCTAAAGAGACAGAAATTATCTATCACAGAATTAAAGATTTGTTCTTAAAATATGTAATTGAAGAAAGTATCCTGAGAGGTTATGTATTGACTGATATTGCATATGAGATATGCTTATGGAAAGCAATTGTTGAAACATCAAACTTAGATTTCAACCACAAGTTTTTATTTGGTTGTAATAACGCTAAAGAAATGGCAACGAATCTTAAAGAAAACAAGAAAGAAACCCTCGCTGCTTTTAAATTTCAACAATCGTATGACCGACACTTACTGGATAAAAACTTAACAAAATTATTGTTGTCAAATGGATTTGAGAAGTTAGGGAACTTCGGTTTTAAAACATCTAAAAAAGCCTTACTTGGAGAAAGTAAGATTCCAGAGTACGTAGCACATAAACAAGCAGAAGCTAATGATATTGTTGTTGATACAAAGACAACAGGTTTGTTAGCTTTTATTGGGTTACTTATCGCAGTTGGTGTTATGTGTTGGTTAAAGAGTATTTACTAATAAAACAAAGGAGAGCTAAATGCTCTCCTTTTTTATTTACTTAACTAACTCCTCATCATTTGCCTCTAACCATTTAAAATACAAATCCCTCATCTCCTTACTAGGCATGATAAGATACATCTTCTCTTTCTTACGGACACTCCCACGAAATATCCATTGAACCATACTACCAATAGCAAAGAGTTCTTTGTCAATAACAACACCTTTAGAATGACAGAAATTCCACAACACTGTGTTAGGGTTCTTACCAATAAGATAGATCAACACACTCTTATTTGAATAGTCATTAGTAGCTCTTGCATCTGAGTATAACCAATCAGCACGACTAAAACCTTTCCCTTTAATTAAAGGACGTTTCTTAATCTTACCTTTTTCGGATACATAATCATCGTATTCATTACTCAGAACAGAAGACCAATTGGCTTTAGGACACGTTACAAGAATGTTCTCTGTCTTTGCTTTAGTGATGGTAAGACAACTGGTTACAGCTTTCCTAATATTCTCAACAACACTCTCAACAGCAGAGTTACCCCACCAGAACTGAGAGTATGAGTAGTTCTCAATCTTTCTAAGAGAAGGTGTTACAATTACTTCAATACAGTCTTTGATATAAGCTTTAACTTCTTCTGTACTTCTATGTAGTTCTGGTTTAACACGAACAACTTCGATGTTATTAATTTTACACCAAGCAGACATGAAGCTACCTTCAAACAAGTAAGTTAACACCCACACCTCATTAAAAGAAGATAAGATTGATACAGGATACTCCCATACTAACAGTTCCCCATTAACATAGAAGATATGACCAGCATCACTAAGCTTTACTAAATCACCAAACTCCCATTCATCATCTGGATATAAGTCTTTCTCTCTATGATATACAAGTTTCATAGTCTCTTGATCTACACTAAACACACCCTGCTCAATAAGTAGTGCTAGAGCTTTCTTACTAATATCTCTGAATTGTTGATAAGCATCTAAGCACTCATCAATTACAAGAACATTATCATACTCCTTAATTAAATCAGAACAAGATTTATCTAAGTTAAGAAACAGATTGTGTGTAGCTGCGATGTTCTCTCCTTGATGTAACAACTCAAGAGAGTGACTACGTTTACTTCCCTTAACAGGTATTGGGTATCTGAAATTCATATCAGGTAATTGCTTCTGAATACGACCACCAAGATACTTGTTTGTCTGATTGCACTTAACACCACCAACCTCAGTTAGCAATGGTGATAGATATACAAACTGCTTAAACTTACCAGAGTCATTCCACTCCTTCATCTTGTTCAACATCCAATGAGATTTACCACTTGACATGATCTCATCAACCAAATATATTTTCAATTGCACCTCCTTGAGAGTATAAATTAAGGTTAAAACACAATCTTGTCAATTTGAAAAAAAAACTTCCAAGAATTGTTAAAAAAGTGTTGTAACCTATTGAATATAATAGAGAAAAATAAAGGGTTCTTATATACCACTATAATTTAGATATATTTACCCCTAAAGATAAGTATAACACTAGAAATTAGATAAAACAAGAGAGATAAGAAAGGAAATATCTACTTTTAAGAAAAACACATAAGAATAAATTAAGATATTGGTGTTTTTATAAAAATCACACCTATATAAAATTTGATAATAGGTATAAATAAGAAAATAAATAATTGTTATAATAAAAATATCTATGTGTATATAATGATATAGATAATACTAATAAAGAAATATCTTAATATGTATGTAACTAAAAATATAATAAATCAATATAATACCTCTCTGTAAGAACACCTAAGCTCTACAAGAAATATCAATAAAATTCTATCAAAAATATCTACTATATCTATTGTTCTTTCATTGTTATTTTATTGTTATCAATCTATTGTTAAACCCCTATGGTTGTAAGGTTTCTTAAGAAATTACTAGAATCTCTAAAGTCTAGCTATTTTCTCTTACTTTTACTACTTATAGAAATATCCACTAGGGTACTTCCTAAATTCTTAGACTATCTAAAGTGTTGCTTAACAACCCCCAGCACCCCATAAATCTAATCACTTATGATTCCAAAATATCTGATAATAAATATTCTAGTCTACTAGATGAGTAGTCCCTAAGATGTATGTTTCTTAAAGACTACTGTATGTGGTGATACTAATCGTTTAATCCTAAGACTACAACATGTCTACGTACTTCACTTAAAGCATCGTCATACCCATCTTGATAGTTCCTATCTAATTCTCTCTTAAGTCTAAACATAAGATCATCTATGTAACCTACACTTAGTGTTGTGTCTTGTAGAAGTGTTCTTTCTAGCTCATCTAAAATGTTCATCTTAACTACTCCTTATATAGTGTTCTTAACTCTTTAAGTATACCAACTATTTCCAGTGTTGTGTCAATTAAATACATTCTTTTTATTCATACATAGTGCATCTATTCATAACTAACATATTTACTTGTTGATAGCGTTACATAATCAAGTTGTGTTCATCTAGTAGTTTACTATAGATACTAGTAACTAAAAGATATCTAAAGATGGATACTTGTTGAATAGTTTACAATTGTTTACTTTATAAGGGTTGAAGGGTCTGAGGTTATGTTGTTAAGCATTTAATAGCTAATGATATAACTAACAATATAGATAATACCTGCTTATATAGTTATTAATAGGTTATTAAGAGTAATACATATTATTAAGTTATCTATACTCTATGTACTTACTTGTAGATAATACATAGTTTATACATAGAGTATTGTATCCTTATAATAAGCTTTATATGTGTTATAGGTAATAATAAAGCCCTCAATTGAGGGCTATTGTATTTTAATTAATCTTATACCAATTCATCTAAACTATTTGTCAATGATTCAAACAATAGGCTGTGTGCTTGCTGTAGTTGTTTAATGTTCATTACTGCTTACCTCATTAATCATGTTAACAACTTCCACCAATCGTTTACATCCCTCCTCTACAACAAAAGCTAACCTTACTCTGCCGTTTGCTGCCAATACTTCACTTTGGATTTGTTTAACCACATGATTGATTAAGTCTTGCTGTTCTTTATTCATCTTTATTACACCCTTGTTACGTGCTTTTAATTCTACCTTGTCTTGTAAAGCTTGTTCTATTGCTTTCATGTCATAACCCCAACAACTAAAGAGAGTAATACCCCTACAATAAGCCCACGTACTAGCCAATCAACATTAGGGAATAGGATGTAAAACAATCCGTTCATGATTAGTGCTGCGATAAAAACAAATACAAATTTCATAACTATAAATCCTTATACCAATCCAATTATACTACTAAATACAAATCAGATAGTTTTGTATTTCTTACTTGTTCAAGATAGCATCTGCATTCATTCACTCTAACAAGCAATGCTTCATCTCTATTTAGTGCTTTTGCTGCTGATTCTTCCACTTTCTTAACTTTAGTTATTAAAGCTTGTACTTGTCTAAATGATAGTTTATTTGTGTTCATATTGATAATTCCTTAATTACAATAAATAATAGCTGATAAGATAACAAAACAGAAAACAAAAGTAAAGACAGTTAGCACATCTAATGATTGTTTGATTAGTTGTTTCATTGATTCTCATCCAATGATTAGTATTAAACTATTAAATTAATAACATTCGTTACGTGCTTGTAACTCTAATAGTAGTTCTTTATCACTATTGATATAAGTTACTTGTTCATCATATGGGCTGTTAGTACCATTATCTATGAAATTAAACTTACCGTAAGCTTTATAAATAAGCTCCATTTCAATGTCATAAGGTATGCTGAAATTGTTTGGGACAATTAGTATGTCATGGACAAGACGAGAGAAACGATAAAAACCGTAGTACTCAGATTCAAATTGGTTAAATTTATTCATTTCATAATTCCTTATTTAATAATTACAGTTTTAAACCTTGTTTAAATGCTAATTCTCTAACATGTGTGCAATATACATGATAAACATTATTTGAATATTGCTGATAATGTTTCAATAATGTAAACAAGACATCATCTTTCACGTCTACATGTTCACCTATTGTTTGCCCTTTACCATTCATAACTAAGATAGAATGTTTCAACGGTTGATCTTGTTTCTTAGGATGCTTATAAGTTCTGATATGTATCATTGTTTAAGCTCCTTTTGTCCAATATGATAAATGCACTTGATTATCATCAAACAACTCTAAAGAATAATCGTATGTGATAGATTCTAGCAAATCAACTAAGCTTTGGTTTAAATCTTCGTCTGAGAATCCGACACCATGTCCTTGTACATCATAATAAATACAATTACCAATACGGTCTAAACTCAGTGAATTGGTTAACTCTAACAAGTCGCTTTCAGGGATGCGTTTTAAAATGTCTTGAATTAAAGATTTAATATTCTGAATTGATTGTTCAGATAAATCTAATTCCTTGTCAAATAACCCATCTAAATAAAACCCTTCATCATCTCGAAAATCTGCATCTCCACCATCTGCAAAATACATTGCTTCGATAAAACCTTTTTCAATTTGTTCAATACGTGTATTCATCTTCATTCACCCTTGCAAGATACCTTGCTATCATTGTTTGTACATAAATTTCATTTAGTGGATAACCTTAATAATAAAGTTATCCTAAAATAAAACTTGTAAAGCTTGTATTTAAACTTATTCAATAAAACGGATATTTTGACCCAGTTTAAAAGCTTTTTCCATAGCTTCACCAATCGTTTCAGCGTAAATTACTGAATAATCTGTTAATGTAACTTTTAACATAGTATGCCCCTTAAATTGCACGCAAAAATTTGTATGTTGCGTATTTGTTCCAATCGCTAAAGTCATGATCTACATTGCATAAAGCTTGTAAAAAATCTAAGTCTTGAACGTTTAATTTGTCATTACCTAAATTCTGTTTAACATACGTATCAGCAGCTTTTTGAATAGCAACACTAAGCTTGTCAAAACCGCATCCTGACACGCTCACTTGTACCATTTCTGAGCCGTATAGATGCAAGTATAAGTACAATTTACCCATGCCATCGTTCGGATATTTAGCTGCCATTTTCCCGACATGCTTGCCTTGCTCGTTTACAATTACCCATGCTGATACTTTAGCGAAATGCTTATCGTGTTTATCGTATACTGTAGTCATGTTGTATATCCTTTTGTGTTTAAAAGTTTGATTGCTTTCGATGAGTTCATATTATAAAAATCAGATAACCCTGTCAACAACTAATTTTAAAATAATTCAAATTAATTCTAATAATTTCTATAACTCATTAATTTATATAGAAACATAGTTTAATTAATACCGTACTAAATTACTTCATTTCTATATACACATCAAAACCAAGTCAATCATAACGCCATTTTATGTCAACCGATATAGGTAAAGCTTTTATCTATTCTTGCTGTATGGCTTGCATCCACTGGCGACATTTACTAGCTGGATTGCATCCGCTGGAGCTTCTGCTGCGACAACTGCTGAATCAAACAATTTTATATAGAT